CGCCCCTTTTCCAAGTGAGGTGAAACCATGAAGCGAACATCCTTGGCGGCGGGCATCCTGATGCTGTCGCTCGCCATTGCCATGCTGTTGACGCCTGGCCCGGCCCCTGTCGCGCAGGCGCAGGCGCAGGCGCCAGCGTCCAACCAGGTGACGGTTGACGTGCTGGCTGCGACCTACATCGCAACGGCCACGGTCAACAGCGCCGCCCCTAACGTAGACGGGCAGGGGCGCAACGTGAGCATGACCGCCGGCTGGAAGTCGGTTGACATCTTCGTCACTGGCGACGTGAGCGGGACGGCCTGGCTGACCGCCACGGCGCAAGTGAGCGCGGACGGGGTGAACTGGACGGCGGCGGACTACGAATACTGGACAGGCAGCGCTATCAGCACGAAGACGCACGCCCGCTCGCTGAGTGCGGACGGATCGGAGTACATGACCGTGCCCCTGGCTGGCGAGTACTGGCGCGTGAGCGTGCAGACGACGGGCGGGGTTACGGCCACGGTCAAGGCGACGCTGCGCCGGTAAGGGGGCTGACATGCTGACAGTCCAGTACACCGGCAAGCGCGAGCGCACGGTGGGAATCGATGTGGTCTACCCCGGCGAACTGCTGCAAGCGACGCCGGCCATGCTGGCTGCCTGGCGGGCCGAACACGGCGACGTGTTCGCCGTGGCGGGCGAGGCCATCCAGGCGGGCGGGGCGCACGCCGGGGCCATCGTCATGGACGGCTCCGCTGCGCACGCGTTCGGCTCCATCGGGGAGGCCGACGCCGCGGCGGCGCAGGTCAGGACGAAGGGGCGGGGCAAGTGAGCGTCCCCTTGTTCGTGCTGGCTGACCGCTTGCAGCGGGCCGCTCCCCAACGGGACGGAGCGCCGGCGGACTATGAGCAGCTTTGCACCGACGCCGTGGCGCAGCTTGGGCTGGACGTGCCTGTCGTCGCGGCGGCGGCCATCCAGGTTGTGGCGGGTGTGGCGGCCTATGACCTGCCGGCGGACTTCCTGTACCTGATTGACCTGACCGCGGGCGCGCCTGTGCAGGGGAACATCCTGGTGAGCGATGCGGGGTTGGTTCCGCTGGCTGGCGGGTGGCAGGAAGCCTACTACGTCGAAGGCTCCAGCCTGCGCTTTGACCCGGTTCCCGCCTACTCCGCCGTGCGCACACTGCGCTACGCGGCGGGGTACTCGCTGGTTGGCGGGGTGTACGCCCGGCTGAGCGAGAACGGGGCGCGCATCGCGCTGCTGTACGCCAAGCATCTGGCCTTGGGTGAGCAGGCGACCGCCGCCGCGCCAGACGGTTGGAGCTACAAGATCGGGGACGAGTCGGTGGATAAGCGCGGCGTGGCGGCTGCCATCCAGGCGCAGGCGGATGCGGCGCTGAGGGCTTACGAGGCGGCGGTCAAGCCGCTGAAGGGCTACGGGTCGCAGCACAGGCAGAACCCGAACGCCGTCGGGGTGGAGGTGTAGCGTGCTGACCGACGCTGACCGCGCGCACATGACCGCCGGCTTGCGGGCCATCCGTGACGACCGGGCGGTGAGCATCGTCATTCGCCGGGGCAATACGACGCTCCCGGCGCAGACGGTGCGCGTCGCCCGCGGCGGCAACATCCAGGCGGGAACGGTTGACGCGGCGGGCGTAAGTGCGGCCATCCAGCCGGTGGTGGTGGCGGGCGACGCGGACTTGGACATTCAGCCTGGCGACCGCTTCACGGTGGGCGGCGTGCTGCACGATGTGACGGCCATCCACCCGAACCGCGACCACGGTGCGCAGGCGCAGGCCAGGAGGGTGCAGTAATGCCGCAGACGCAGACGGGCATCCGCTGGGTGCGCCCTCCCTCCGAACTGGCGACGGCGGTCGAACGCTATGGCGACCGGGTGCTGACTAAGGTGGCGGCCATTGCGCAGTACACGGCGACGGCGATGCAGAACGACGCCAAGGCGGACGCCACCTGGGTGGATCGGTCGGGCAACGCTCGCACGGGGCTGTTTGGCACAAGCGAGGCGGACTTCGCTGCGAAGGTGGTGACGATCTACCTGAGCCATAGCGCGGTGCTGGATTACGGCGTGTACCTGGAACTGGCAAACAGTGGCCGTTACGCCGTCATCATGCGCACCATGCAAGCCCACTACGAACCCCTCATGCAAATGCTGCGCGAGGCGTTCGCATGAGCGCCTTCGCCGGCATCCTCCAGGCCCTCCAGGCCGACGCGACGCTCACGGCCATCCTCACTGGCGGGCTGTATGACGGGGTTGCCATCCAGGACATCACCCGGCAGGCGACGCCGGACGCCTTCGACGAGTGGGGCGAGATGAAGCCGTGCGGGATTCTCAAGCCTGAGTCGCAGGCGCCCGCCGGCCCGCACGCGCACGGAGCGCGGCTGTTCGTGGCGCTGTGGCTGTATCAGCAGCACGGCGGCGCGGAGATTGACGCCGCCCGCGAGCGCGCCTACCAGGTGCTGCATCGGTCGCAACTGGCGGGCGGGGGCGGGCTGTGGGATGTGCGCCACGCGGGCGACGTGCTGGGCGCTGAGGTGCAGGGGCTGGACGCGCCGATGGTGATGAGCCGGTACGTGGCGACGGTGAACAGGAGCGGCGGCTGACATGGCTGGATATGGCGGCTTTGCCTACGGGCTGCGCCAGGTGGCGCTCTACAACGCCGACGGAACGGGCAAGCTGGCGCTGCCGGCGGCCATGATGCTGCACGTTGCGCCGCAGATTGAGAGCGCCCGCTTCGAGGCCGACGGGCGGCTGGTGGGCGCGTCCTCGTTTGTGGCCGGCGCTGAGTGGGAGTTGGAGGCGGGCGGCATCAGCCTGGAGGCGTTCGCCAAGCTGACGGGGTTGACGGCTGCCAGCGCAGGTAGTGCGCCATCCAGGACGCTAACCCTCAGTGCGGCGGCGGGGGCGCAATTCCCCTACCTGCGCATCGGCGGGCGGGCGGTCGCAGCGGAAGGGGGCGACGTGTACGCCATGCTCTACCGCTGCAAGGTCGAGGCGCTGGAGGGCACCTTCCGCGCCGGTGAGTTCTGGGTTAGTTACGCCAAGGGCGTCGCGGTGTCCAACGGGACATTGTGCTTTGAGTTTGTGCAACAAGAGACAGTGACGGCCCTGTAACGACCGTCAGGAGAGCAGTATGCCTTTGACTAGCAGCACCAAGCCCTTTGGCTTGCGCCAGATTACGCTGGTTCCCTTGCCGTCTGGCACCGCGGTTGTGTTGCCGGCGGCGCTGACGTTGAGCTTCAAGGAGTCGCTGATTTCGGGTGAACTGCGCGGCGACGACGCAGTGCAGGCAATCGCCGCCATCACCGACAAGGTGGAATGGAGCATGGAGGCGGGCGGGTTGAGCTTTGAGGCGATCAAGGTGATGACGGGGCGCACCATCGCCGCCACGGGCACGACGCCTAACCAGAAGAACACGCTGACGATTGCCGCCGGCGACAATATGCCGTATTTCAAGATTTACGGCAAGGTCATCAACGATGACCTGTCGGACGTGCACGCACTGCTGCACAAGTGCAAGCTGACCGGCGGGCTGGAAGGCGAGTTCAAGGAGGGCGAGTTCTACGTCCAGTCGTGCGAGGGCGTCGCTATCAGCAACGGCTCGAAGATTGCCGAACTGGTGCATAACGAGACGGCAACCACTGTGCCCGCCAGCTAGGAGACTCGACCCATGAACCTGATTGAGTGGCGCGCACGGCAGCAGGAGGGGGAGGCGTTCACCCTCCCCTCCGGTCTGGACGTGCGCCTGAAGCGTGTGGCCCTGCTTGACCTGGTGCACCGCGGGCAGATTCCGGCGGTGCTCAAGGCGCCGGTGGGTGAGCTGATCAAGCGCAAGCCCGACGCCATGCTGGAATACACCGACCTGGAGAATTTCGGCCCGGTGCTTGACCTGGTGACGGACGCCTGTCTTGTGGAGCCTGCCGGCCTGACCGCGGCGGAACTGCCCAGCGCCGATAAGCAGGCGGTCTTCAACTGGGCCAACCAGGCGGCGGCGGCGTTGCATCCTTTTCGTGCGGAACAAGGTGCAGATGTGGAATCTCCATTCGCTGTCGGTGACGTACAGCCGCCTGCCCAGCGCGGTCATCGGGCTTGACGACCCCTGGGCGGCCTACCAGTTCGACATGGCGGTGGGCCAGTTCGGGGCGTGGGTGGAGGGCAAGCTTGCCGAGCGAGACAAGGCGGGCAAGCCCAAACACACACTGGAGGGCCTGCTGAGCACAGACGGCGCAGAAAACGCAGACGCCGGGCGCTTCAGGTCGGTGAGCGCAGAGGGCTTGCGCAAGGTGAGGGTGCGAGAGGACGGTACGTGGGATGAGGAATAGGGGGCGGCGATGGCTGACGGCGTAAACCTGGGAAGCGCCTACGGCGAGATTCAGATCGGCACCGACGGCGCTACTCAATCCGTTAACTCCCTGGCGTCCTCTCTGCGTAGCGCGGGGGCGGCGATGTCGGCGGCGGTGACGCTGCCGCTGGTTGGCGTGGGCGTGGCGGCGGTCAACAGCGCCGGCGAGTTTGAGCAGAGCATGAACGTCATGGCGCAGGTGTCCGCCGCTACGGCTGGGGAGATGGCAAGCCTCCAGGCGCAGGCGCTAGAGATGGGCGCTGTCACGTCGTTCTCTGCTGGCGAGGCGGCGCAGGCGCAGTTGGAACTTGCCAAGGCGGGTATGAAGCCCGCCGAAGTAATGGCGGCCTTGCCTGGCGTGCTGGATATGGCGGCGGCGGGGAACCTTGGGTTAGCGCAATCTGCGTCAATTGCCGCCAACGCCGTCAACACGTTTGGGCTTGACGCATCGGCCACGACCGAAGTCGCTAACATGCTGGCGGCGGCGGCGAACGCATCCAGTGTAGACATCACCGATCTTGCAAGCGGCATGACGATGGCCGGCGCTGTGTTTTCGTCTACAGGGCAGAGCCTGGATAACCTGAATATCGCAATGGCGTTGCTTGGCAATAATGGCATTACCGGCAGCGACGCCGGCACCAGCCTCAAAACGGCGCTGATGAGACTGACCGCACCAACTGACGAGGCGGCGGCGGCGCTGGCTTCCTTGGGCGTCAACGTGTACGACGCCCAAGGGAACATGCTCGATTTTCCGGTGATTCTGGCAGACCTCGAACAGGCGTTAACGGGAACCAACGCCGTCACGGTTACATCGTCAAACCTGACCGCCGAACAAGCCGAACGTATGGAGTACCTGGAAGGCACGATCTCGAAGACGCAGCGCCAGTTGGCGGACTACGCGGCGGGGATTGCCGGCGTGGCGCAGTCCGAAAACGACAAGGTGGTAGCGCAGGACAGGTTAAATAGAGTGCTGACCGCCGCGCAGGCGGAATATGCGCAACTGGCAAGCATCGGCGGAACCACATCAACGGTGATGAAACAACTCACCGAAGAAGAGCGTCAACAAGCGCTCGCTACGATTTTTGGGGCCGACGCGATCCGCTCCATCTCGGTGCTTATGGCGGAGGGTACAGAGGGCTGGGAAGAAATGGCGGCGGCAGTCGGCGTTTCTGGCGCGGCCTCTGCGACTGCCGGCGCACGCATGAAGGGGATGCGCGGGGCGGTCGAGTATCTGAAGGGGTCGATTGATTCGTTCCTTATCACGGCGGCCCTGCCCTTCCTGGATGGCATGAGCGGCGTCGTGCGCATCGTGGCGGATGGCATCAGCGCTATCGGCAACCTGCCGCGCCCGGTGCTGGACGCGGCGATTGCGTTCGCTGCGGTGTTGGCTGCCGCCGGGCCGCTGATGCTGGCGATCTCCGGCATTGCGGGCGCGGTGGGCTTCCTGCTGTCGCCGGTCGGCCTGTTGGTTGCGGGCGTGGCGGCGCTGGCGGCGGGTTTTGTCCTGTGGCAGCAGAATGTCGGCGGCATCCAGGGGCGGGCTGCGGCGTTTGCGGGCACGCTCAAGGATATGGCTGAATCTGTCACTGGGATAGATTTCGACGGTGTGGCGGATGGGCTGCGTTCGTTCGGCAAGTACCTGGGTGCGGTGTCGGAAGATGGGGACTACCTCAACGACTGGTTGACGCACCTGCCCACTCCCATTCAGCCGGCGGTGATGGCGCTTGGGCAGCTTGTGGCGGCGTTCGGCGGGCTGGTGCAGACGGGGAACTTCGATGCGTTTGTCCAGTCCATCCAGGCTGTCGATTGGGGCGGGCTGCTGGCGAGTGCGGCGGCGGGGTTGAATGGCCTCAAGGATGGCATGGTCGCGGCGCTGAAGGGTATCGATTGGGCGGGCGCACTGGCGACGGCTGCCGACTGGCTGGACGGGCTGAAGACGGGCGTCGTGTCTGCCATTCAGTCTGTGCCCTGGGCTGAGGCGCTGGCCGCGGCGGGCGATTTCCTGGCGGGCTTATGGGGCAACGTGACGGCGGCGCTTGGGCGCATCCCGTGGGCGGCGGCGCTGGCGACCGTTGGCGACTGGCTGGCTGGCTTGCGGACGGGCATCGTCAACAGGATCACGACCATCAATTGGGGCGGGCTGCTGATGCAGGCGGGCGATTATCTCGCCAACCTGTGGGGCAACGTGACGGGCGCGCTGGCGCGCATCCCGTGGGCGAACGCGATAGCGGCGGCGGGTGACTGGCTGGCGGCGCTGCGAACCAACGTGGCGACGGCCATCCAGGGGATTGACTGGCAGGGGGCGCTGACGACGGCGGGCAATGCGTTCGCCGGGCTGGAGACGGCGGTGGCGGGCGGGCTGCGCGGCCTGGGCTTTGAGGACGCCGCGGGCAAGCTTGACAACCTGCGCCGGGCCGTGACCGGGCTGCCGGCTGCACTGACCGAGACGCAGGGGGCAATGGCGACGTTCGGCGCGCAGACGGCGGCGGCGCTGGCGCCGGTTGCGGCCTTTTTCGCCCCGGCGCTGAGCCGGCTGCAAGCGACGTTCGCCAACCTGCCAACCAGCCTGGCGCCGCTGCTGCCCAAGTTGGAGGCGTTGGGTTCGGCGTTTGGAGAGTTGTTGACGGCCCTCCAGCCGTTCCTGTTTGCGGTGGGCGCCGGCCTGGCGCTGGCGATGAATTTTGGAATTGAGCGATTATCGACTGCGTTTGATTCGCTGCCTGAGTTGCTTGGGCCGATTATCGACCAGGTGACGGCTATCATCCGGCTGATTGCCGCCGTGCTGACGGAGGTCGTAGCGGGTGTGTCGGCCATCTTTGCGGGCGATTGGGCGGCGGCTTGGGAGAGCGGCAAGGGCATCGTCACCGCGTTCGGGACGTTCTTCCGCGGCCTGTTCAGCCGGCTGGGCACCTTCATGGGTGCGGCGGCGCGCAACATGGTTGAACCGATTCTGAACACGTTTTCCACCTTGGGCGTGGACATTACGCCGACGCTGGAGCGCATCCGCAAAACGTTTGAGGATGTCTGGGCCAAGGTGCTGACGTACATCCAACCAGTGATTGACCTGGTTGGCTCGCTGACGACGGTCATTGACGAATTTAAGGATTTCTTGAGCAGCCTGCAACTGCCGAACCCGTTCGCCGCCCTGGCTGCCGCGGCAGACGCCGTGCGCAACGCGCTGGGAGAGTTCGGGGCGGGCGTGGTGACGGGGGTGACGGGCGGTGGACAGCCTGCGCCGGCTGCGACGGAGGACGGCACTGCGGGCGGCGCGTCCTACTTCCCTGGCGGGCTGACGGCCATCAACGAACGGGGCTACGAGCAGATCGTGCTGCCTGCCGGGTCGCGAGTCTACACCGCCGGGCAGACAAACAACCTGCCCACCAGCGGCAAACGGGCCATCAACATCAACCTGGGCGGTGTGACAGTCAATAGCCCGATGGATGCGCGGCGGCTGGCTACGCTGCTGCGCGACCAACTGGTAATGGAGGGCGTCTAAATGCTCTTGCGGCTGACGAACGGAACGACAACGCTCACCCTGTCCGGCGCCGGGGCGTACATCGGCGCGACCTACTTCCCGCAGAGTGCGGCGGGCGACGATCACATCACCGAGGCGTTCCCGGTTATCGTCGAGGGGACGGAGACGGCGGTGCGGGCGGCGCTGAACGCAATCGACCTGATGCTGCGCGGCGCACGGAAGGGGCGCGAGCGGGGGGCGGTGGTGTATGTGGAGTTTCGACCCACCGACAGCGGGGAGATTCGCCGCTCCGAGGTCTTTGATGGCTTCGTCAACTGGTCGCAGGTTCCCGCCGAGCGCAGCCTGTACAACGTCGTTAGCACCGTGCGCGCGGTGGTGACTATCGAGCGCCTGCCCACCTGGCAGGGGCCGGAGGTCGAGATTGCCATTTCGAGCACGCCCAACGCTGAGCGCACGGGCGGCGTGGGCATCGTGAATGGCGACAACGCAGGGTCGAACACGAACTGGATCGGGATCGCGGCGGCGAATGTGGCGGGCACGCGACCGGCCCCGGTGCGCCTGCGCATCACCAACACGTCCGGGGTTACGCTGGCCTGGCGCGCCTTCCACATGGGCGTTAACGCCTACAGCGACCCGACTAACGCTGACCTGTGGCTGCTGGACAGCGACGCTACGGGCGGCGGTTCGGCGTCCTGGCTGGCAGGCTCTGACCACAACACGCTGCGCTGGCTGTTCCCGCTGTCGGCTGCGCTACTGGCGCAGGCGGCGGGCAAGACGTTCCGCGTGATCGCCGCCTTCGACAACCTGACCGACACGGCTAACCTGCGCTGCGCCGTCGGCTCCTACGTGGGCGGCGTCTACGTGCCAACCATCCTGGGGCAAGAGCGGGCGGGGACGCGCGACCTGATTGACCTGGGTGAGTTCCCCATCCCTCCAGGCGGGTACGGCGTGGCGAACTCCGCCGCGGCCCTGGCGCTGACCGTGCGTTCGTCCCTGGCTGGCTCCGGTGTGCTCGATTTTGTGATGCTCATGCCGACGGACAGTTACCGGCGCATGGAGCAGACCGGGTTCTCCGCACCGGCGTTTGCGGCCATCGAAGACAACGGCATCGACGGCGGCGCGTACATGGTGAGCAGCACCAGCCGCTATCCTATCGTGCGGGCGCCAGGCGACCCGCTGCGCATCTTCCCTGGCAGGACGCAGCGCATTTACATCCTCTTTGACGAAGATGGCAATTACGTTCCGACGCGCAGTGTAACCGTGCAGGTCTGGTACAGGCCGGTGTATGACAATGTTTAATTTTGGCGTCGAAGTCTTCGACCACACCAACGCCGGGATCGTCATTCCGCCGACGCTCACGCTCACGCCGCAGCCGTGGACGGGCGCGGCGCTTGGCGGGCCGAAGACGGCGGAGGTCAAGGCGACCGGCAGCCGGGCGGAACTGAAGAACGTGCTGCTTAACTGGCTGGGCTACCGGCTGACCATCACGACGCCGACGGGCGGGCCGGCATGGTGGGGATACGTGCATGAGGTGTCGCTGACGCTTGGCGGCGTCGAGGTCAAGGCGTCGCTGGATGGCCTGCATAACCGCGTCGCCGTCGCCTACACGTCACTGGAGGGCGCGGTCGAAGAATCGCTCACGACCGCTTGGGCCGAGAACACGACCAGCCAGGCGCGCTATGGGGTGTGCGAGATTGTCGATTCGCTTGGGCAGGCGAGCACGGCGATGGCGACGGCCTACCGCGACCGGCTGCTGAGCGAGGGCGCTTACCCGCAGATGGGACAGGCGCTAAGCGGGACGGATGAGGCGACGGCCACTCTGCGCTGCCGCGGCGCGTACGCGCAGGTCAACCGGCGCTATTACCTGCGCACGGACGGACGCCTTGAGCACACGACGGGCGATATTCGCATCCAGCCTATCGGCTGGGGTGTAGTGGCGTCCAACCAGGTGGGGTTTGGCGACCATGCCATCCATGACGCCTGGGGGCGGTTCACCGACATGGCGGCGGGGATGCGCCTCACGGTCACGGGCAGCGCGGGCAATAATAAGACGTTTACGGTTGCCGCGGCGACCAACGAGGATGTGGAGAGCTACGCCAACAATACGATTTACTTCCAGCCGACTGACGATATTTTCGACACGGCGGACGGCATGGGGCTGATGAAGTCCGATCACTGGATGCTGGTGACAGGCAGCGCGGCTAACAGCCGGTGGCACTGGATAGGATCGGCGGGCGGCGACCACTTGCGCACGTCGGCTTCTATCAGCGGGACGATTGCGTCGGAGACGACGGGGCCAACCATCGGGCTGTACCAGGCGCAAAAGGTGGCGGTCGTTGAGACGGACGCGACGGAAGCGCCGGGCGCGGCGACGCCGACGATCACGCATCACGGGCAGCAGGTGGCGCAGCGGTTTTCGCCCGCCACGACGATGCGCACCGACCGCGTGATGATAGAGGCCAGCCGTGCAGGGACGCCAACCGACAACCTGGAGGTGCGCATCCTGGCGGACAGCGCGGGCGCGCCGGGTGCGCTGCTGGCGTCCGGTTCACTGGCAGGCTCGCTGCTGACTGACGAGCTAACGGCGGTGTGGGTTACGCTGGCGTCGGAGGTGACGCTGAGCGCGGGCGGCTACTACTGGATACAGGTGCGGCGCTCCGGCTCGCTGAGTGCGTCCAACTATTTCCGCCTGGGCATGACGCCGGACGCCTACATCACCTGCTACATGTGGACGGGCAGCGCCTGGGCTGCGCACGCGCCGGGCTGGTTCCTGCGCTTCCGCCTGTGGGCGGTCGAAGATACGGGCGTTCTGGCGGAGACGCTGCTGTCGGCTACGGTGGGCGCGCCGCTGACCGTGCAGACGGGGTTCGTGAGCGGCATCAAGGGCTTCCCGACGATGGATGCACGGGCCTGGGCAGGCGACGAACTGGAGCGGCTTCTTGCGGCAGGCTCCAGCACTGGCCGCCGTGTGCTGGTTGACGTGTCGCCGGCTTTCGCCCTGCGCCTGTATGAGCAGCCGGTCGCCAACGTCGCCAACATGCCCATCGTGCGCAGCGTGGGCGGGCGCGTGCAGTTGTACGACGCGGCCGGCTCACCGTGGCCGGCGGGCATCCTGCCGGCGGGGTTGTGGGTGGAACTGGCCGACATCGACAGCGACCTGGCGGCCATCGGCGGGCTGTCGCCGGCTTTTGTGGACGAAGCGACCTATGACCCGCGGGCGAACAGTTGGACTATATCATTTGGCGGCAAGCGCACACTGGCGGACATGTTGAAGGTGCAGGCGGGCTGATGCAGACGAAAACGCAGTTGGCTAATGAGTTGTGGCCCTACATTGCCCCACGCGTGCAGCAGGCGGTGGCGGCTTCCAGCCGGGCGAGCGGCGGCACGGCTAACGTGACCATCGGTGAGCACGACATCGGCGGCGGCCTGCATAACGGCCTGCTGCGCGATGCGCAGGCGCCGCAATTCCTGATGCTGGACGGCTCGCGCGACCTGGCGGGCAACTTGGCGACAGCGGACGGCGTGACAATCGACGGGGTTGACCTGTCGGCGCATGTGTTGGACGGCGACGCGCACCATGCGCGGCAACACAACCTGCTTAGCCAGTTTGACCACAGCCTTGTAAGCGCTAAGTGGGGGATCGTGGGGGCAAGCGAGGCTAACACGCCGGGGCTACTGACGCCGCTCTCGGACGTGATGGGCGCGACGAAAGAGGCGGTGCTGAAGTCAAACGCGGCGGGCGAACTTGCGCTGGTCAATATCTACGCTGCGTCTGGCTTTCTGGGGACGCTTGACCTGGGCGCGGATACGCTGTATGAGGATGCGTCCTACCTGCGCTTCGAGGGGTCGAAAGAGGTGCGCTTTGCGCAGACGGTGCGCGGGTCTGCCTGGAGCATGACGAGCGCCGGCAGTCTGGCCGCGGCGGCGGGCAACTTTGGCGGCGACCTGCTGGCGGCGGCGTCGGGCTTCCGTGTGCTGAATCACACGCACGATTATCCGCACGCGCACGTTGTCATCAATCCCGGCCCAAGCTGGACGCTTGACGAACAATTCGGCCTGGACATCGACGACAACCTGCTGGTGCGCGGCTGGATCGTGGGCAAGCACGCCATCCAGTTGGCGGGTGCGAAGATGCTGCTGCACTTCGACGGGCCGGAGCCGTTTGAACTGAATTACCAGGGCACGGCCATCGGACACCTGGGTCAGCCGCCACAGGCGAGCGGCGGTATCGTCTACCGCGGCGGCAAGTTCGGCAAGGCCATCCAGATTGCACAGGCGGCCACGAACCTGGTGACAAACCCGTCATTCGAGACGGGCACGGCTGGATGGACGTGGGTTGACGCCAACGCCAGCGCGGCCGCGCCCGCTGTCACAAACACCTATGGCTACTATCACACGGGGGCGCGCTCGCTGCGCCTGTCCAACACGGTGGCGGGCGAGAATGACTACATGTCGTTCAACGTCACCGGGCTGGCGGCGTCCACGGCCTACACGATCAGCGCGTGGCGGCGCGTGGTCAGCTTCAGCGGCGCGGCGTTCGGCAGCCGCGGGCTGACGGCTTACGACCTAGACAACGTAAGCACGCTGCAAACCACGACCCTCACGGCGTCGGCTGATGAGTGGGTGCGGGACGTGGTGACGGTGACGACGACGGCGACGGCGGGGTCGCACACCATCCAGATAAGGCTGTATGCGCCGCAGGGCTACGTCATTTGGGACGCGGTGCAGTGCGAGGCGGGCGCGTCGGCTACGCCCTACCTGGATGGCTCGCTTGGCGGCTATTCGGCGGCGGGCTTGTGGGACGGCAGCGGGCACGCCTGGAACGGGACGGCGCACGCGTCAACCAGTGTGCGCACGGCGGGCGCTCTCTATTACCCGACGAGCGGCAACATTTCGGCGGCGCGCTGGTCTGTCATGGCCTGGGTGCGACCGGCGGGCATCGTTGCGGGCGCCCAGACGATCCTACAGATCAACGGCACGGGCGGCAGCTACATTATCCTGCGCCTGTCGAGCGGGCAGTTGCAGGGCTACGCCGGGACGAACTTCGTCAACGGCGGCATGGTGGCGGCGGGCGCTTGGACGCACGTGGCGGCCACCTATGACGGGGCGACGCTGAGGCTGTACATCAACGGGGCGCTGTCGGCAAGCGGCGCTTCCAGCGGCTTTGCGGGTATGCCGGCGCTGATGAATGTCGGATGCAACGGGGCGACGGCGCAGATCAACGGGATGATTGACGATCTCGTCCTGGCGGACAGGGCGGTGGCCGCCGACGAAATCCGGGCTATCTATGACAGCAATGCGCCGGTGTTCGCTGAGTCCAGCACCTGGCACTGGCGGGCGGGCCGCAACCGCTTCTGGGCCGACGCCGAGGGCATGTGGATGCTCAACGCCGCCGGCCAGCCGATGTTCGGGGCCTACGCTGGCGACGACCTCAACGCCGGGGCTACGAAGACATGGGGCGGCGTCTCGCTGTCATCCAGCGACATCCTGATGGGGGACGCCAACCGGGGCAGTTATGTCATGTGGGACGACAGCGCCGGGGCGATGGTGTTCCGCGGCTACATCTATCTTATCGACGGCTCGCCAGTGGAGAGTATGCGCTGGCGCGGGGCGTGGGTGAGCGGGACGGCCTATGCCAAGCAGGACGCGGTGGGCCACGGCGGACGCAGCTACATTGCCAACACGGCGCACACGGCGGCGGCGGGCAACGCGCCGGGCGTCGGTGCGGTGTGGAACATGCTGGCTGACCAGGGCGCGACAGGGCCGACCGGGCCGACGGGCGCAACGGGGCCGACAGGAGCAACCGGGCCGGCTGGGCAGTCGGTGCAGGTGCAGTACAGCGTGAATGGCTCCACGCTCTGGCATGGTGCGTTTGTCCCCGGCGACATCTACATGCGCCAGAGCACGGACGGCGGGGCCACCTGGTCTGCGGCGGTGCGCATCGTGGGTGAGCCGGGGTCAACCGGGGACGCCGGGAATTTCGTGCAGTATGTCTTTGCCCGTGCGGCCCTCCAGCCGGCCACGCCGACGGGGAACGGAATCCCCGCGGGCTGGTACGATGCGCCGCCGGCGGGCACGGCGATCCTGTGGATGAGCAAGGCGACGCAGACCGCGGCGGGCGTCCTGGTTGGCTCCTGGTCTGCGGCGGTGCGCATCACTGGCGACACGGGGCCGACGGGCGCCACGGGGCCGCAGGGCAGCGCAGGGACGCCGGGCGCGCCGGGGGCTAACGGCGTGTCGCAGTATTTCCATGTGGCTTACGCCAACAGCGCAGACGGGACGGTTGGTTTCAACCAGTCGAGCGGCGCGTACATCGGCACCTATGTAGACAGCAACCCGGCGGACAGCAGCAGTCCGGCGGCGTACACGTGGCGGCAGTTCGTGGGCAGTCAGGGGCCGCAGGGCACGCAGGGTATTGCGGGTGCGAACGGGGCGAACGGGCAAACGTCGTATTTGCACATCAAATACAGCAACGACGGCGGCGCAAGCTTCACGGCGGCGGACGGGGAGACGCCGGGCGGCTGGCTGGGTCAGTACGTCGATTTTACGGCGGCTGACAGCACGAACCCGGCGGCCTACACGTGGTCGCTGATTCAGGGGCAGCCGGGCGCAGACAATCAGGATTTCCCCTTCCTGGACGATACGGTGGCGGCCCTCCAGTTGCGAAACGCGCCGCCCGGTATGTACGTGGTGGGCAGCTACATCGGCCACTACACGGGCGGGCCGACGGGCGGCTTCGATATGTTCATGGGGGTGGACGGCCTCGGTGCGGCGGAGATGCGCTTCGGCGGGCTGGGCAACGCTCAGCTTGGCTATGCGGGCGGCAAGCTGCGTGGGATTGACGCTTACGGGGTGGAGCAGTGGTATGCCAGCAGCACAAACGGGCGCATCCTGGCGGGCGCCGGGCAGGTGGCGCTGGCGCGGTCAGGGCTGGGGCTGACCTACAGCGGCATGTGGGAGTTTACGCCCATCGGACAGGAGAGCCGCATATCCTGGTATGAAGACGCCGCCGGCGAGACGGGCCGCGTGCTGGATTTGTTCGCCGGGGACGCCTATCTGCTGCAAGACGCCAGCATGGCCCCGCGTGACCGTTCGCCTGCGCTGCATCTGCGTTCGACCAACAGCAACACGCCGGAAATTATCATCGAATCCGTTTACGGCTGGTACAAGGTCTACCACGAAGGCAACCTGCCGGCGTTCGCGGCGGCCACTCACACGCACGATTACGCGGCCTCCACTCACACGCACGCGGCCTACGCGCCCCTGGCTGGCGCGACTTTCACCGGCGCGGTGGGCGTCGGTGCTGCCCCAACTTCCGGCTACTCGTTCGATGTGAACGGGGCGGCGTACATCCGCGGCAATTCGGTTGTGGGCGGGCTGCACTACCTGGCTGCGCAGGGGAGCGGCAGCGCGCCGACGGTCGCCAACAACGGCGTGGCTATGTTTGTCGTACTGCACAGTACGAGCAACAGGCGGTACGTGATCGCCTACAACGACAATGGCACGGTGAAATACCGCTGGATGGATTTGAACACGACCGGCGCGCCGGTCTGGCAGTACTCAACAAACTGGAATGATGTAATCGACTAGGGAGGATCGTATGGCGTTGTCGCAAAGACAGATGGCTTGCTTTGAAAAGAATGTGCAGTTTCTCAACGAGGTGGCGGCGGCGCTGCTGCCTATCGCCGCGGCGATGCTCAAGCAGAGTATGGTGATCAAGGGCACGCAGGCGGGCGATCCGGTGGCGGTGGCGTTTGCCGACAAGGTGGGGCTGATTGCCAACCAGATTCTGGCGGAGCAGGGCATCAATCTGCAAGCGCCGTCGCTGATTCCGGTGACTGCGCAGGCGGCTTCCAGCACGGCCATGAAGTACCTGGTTCAGCAAATGCTGCTGCGCCCCACATGGACGCTGACGCCTGACCAGTGGGCGGCGGACGAGGCGGGCGCTTTTGCTGCCATCCAGACGCACATGGCGGCGCTGCTGACTGAGTTGACGGCTATCCCAACTATCCCAACACCGGAGGAATAGGCACGATGAACGTTATTGCTTTACCCCAATCGACGAGCGAACGGCTGGCGGAATATCGCAGGCGGCAGGATGAATTGCAGACGGCTATCAATGTCACGGTGGCGACGGCGGGCGAGACGCTGGCTGTTCCCCCTGGCTGGCGCTTCGATGCGCAGCAGATGGCTTTTGTCGAGATGACGCCGCCTGAGTCCGCGCAGGACGCCAACCATGTCGAGGACGCCAACCATGTCGAGGGCGCCGGCCATGCAGCGGAGTAGCGTGCTTTTCTGGCTGGCCCTGACCCTGGCCCTGGCCGGCTGCGCACGGCTGGCCCCGGCTGCCCCGCCGCCTGGTGATTACTTCACGGCGGATGAGGCGTGGACGGCGCTGCGAGCGGCGGGCGCGCCTGTGGAGCGGGTGACGTGCGTGGAGCGGGTGGACGCGCCGGGTTGGTATGTGTTTTGCTCGGCGTGGACGGCGGACGACCGCACGGTGTTCGATGTGTTCGCGGACCCGGCAGGGCCGGGGGCGCTTGTCGAAGAACGCCAGCGGGTTGACCTGGTTGCGCCAGAGAGTGAGATGTGATGCAGGCGGCGCTGGTGACGGTGGCCGACGGTGAGCTGCGTGTAGAGGCGGTCGGCCCCCACGCCCTGGTGAGCATGGCCGCGCGCGGGCTGGTTGCTCCGCTGCCGCTGGCAAGCCTCGCGCCGCGAGAGCGGGAGGTGCTGATTTTGCTGGGCGCGGGGCTGACGTACCGGGAGACGGCGGCGGCGCTGGGGCTGAGCTGGCGCACAGTGGGCACCTACGCCAACAATGGGTTGGAGAAGTTGGGGGTGCGCACGACGGCGATGGCGGCTATGTGGGCGCTGCTGGCGGGTCAAATTGAGGCGGAGCAGATTATACAGGTGTGGCGGGATTACATGCCGCACCTGATGAAGGAAGGGGCGCTATGACGCTGCCGGCTAGTGACAATTTCACCGCGGCGGCGAACGCCGGGCTGGCTGCCTATTCCGCCAACTGGACGGTCAACGCCGGGACGTTTGCGGTCAACGCGGCGGGCGATTATGTCCAGTGCGACTATGCCAACGCTTACGCCGTGGCGCGCTGGAACGCAGATGCGTTCGGGGCTGACCAGTTCTCGGAGGTGAAGGTGTCGCTGCGCACGGGTGCGGCGGCGGCCTGCGACTGGATCGGGCCGGCGGTGCGCATCCACGCGACGGCTAACACGTATTACGGTGTGTTTGCCAGTTCCAACTTTGGCACTAACTCGATTTACCTGTCGAAGTTGGTGGCGGGCAGCCTGACTGACCTGGCGTTTGTTGACGGGTTGGCGGTGGCAGCCGGGGACGTGCTGAGGCTGGAGGTGACGGGTTCGTCGCTGACTGTCAAGCGCAACGGGGTTGCCATAGCGGGGCTGACGAACATTACGGACGCGTCCATCGCGGCGGGTTCTGCGGGCATCTGCGGTTACGGAGAGCCGGCGGACACTGTTAGCTGGATGGACGATTGGCAGGGCGGCAACCTGGGCGCGGCGGGCGTCAGCGGCGCGGCGGCGGTCACGCTCGGCGGGCTGACCGCGGCGGGAACGGGCGGCGTGCGCTCGGCGGGTTCGGCGGCTGCAACCTTGGGCGCGCTGACTGCCGCCGGCGCGGGTGCGAGCGCGGGCGGTTCCGCGGGCGGTGCGGCGTCCATCACGCTGGCGGGCGCGGCGAGCGCAGGCGCGGGCGTCGTCTCCATCCAGGGAGCGGGGGGCGGTGCGCTGGGTGCGGTGTCGGCTGGCGGCGCGGGCGGGGTGCGCGTGGCGGGCGCGGGCGGCGGTGCGCTGGCGTCGCTGGCCGCGGCGGGCGCGGGGTATGGGTTGGCGGGCGCCTGCGTAGGCGGCGTGCTGACGGTTGACCCAACCAACGGGCGCTATTTCCGCAACGCCGCCGGGCCGCTGGTGCTGGCTGGCTTCCACACGTGGGCGTCCATCCAGGATAGTTGGCCCGGCCTCCCGATCACACCGCTCGATTTTGACGAGTACCTGGCGGCGCTGGTTGGACACGGCTGCAACTTTACCAAGGCGTGGTTCCTGGAGAGCGCCCGCAACTGGGGCGATTCTGCGCAGTATTTCGCCCCGCATCCCTGGCCGCGCACGGGGCCGGGCAACGCCGCCGACGGGCTGCCCAAGTTTGACCTGAGCCAGTTTAACGAGGCTTACTTCGCCCGCCTGCGCGAGCGCGTGATCCGGCTGGGCAATGCGGGCGTCTATGTCTGCGTGCAGTTGTTCCAGGGCTGGCATGTGGCGCTCAAGGCGGGGTCTTTCGACCCGTGGGCTTACCACCCGTTCGCAGACGGCAACAACGTCAACTCTATCGACGGGGACGGCAACAACGACGGGGCGGGCTACGAGACGCGCAGCACGGCTAATGCGGCGGTGTACGCCATCCAGCAGGCGTATGTCGCCAAGGTGCTGGATACGCTCAACGACCTCGACAACGTGTTGTATGAGATTGCCAACGAAGAAGATTCGACCAGCCTGCCCTGGCAGCGGGCGCTGGTGGACTACGTGCAGGGCTATGAGGCGGGCAAGGCCAAACAGCATCCGGTCGGCATGACGGTCTGCTGGCCGGGCGGGAACAATGGCGACCTGTATGCGGCGCCGGCCATTGACTGGCTGTCACCTAACGGGGATTACACCCCGGACGCGGCGAGCACGGCCAAGGTGAGCGCGTTCGATACTGACCATATCACCGGGTTGACCGCCGAATACAAGTGGATTTTCCGGGCGCTCTGCCAGGGGCACAATCCTTGGTACATGGACGAATGGGCCGGGGAGACATACGGCAACGACACGCGGGCAAGCGCCACTTATCAGCGCATCCGGGCTAACCTGGGCTATGCGCTGAGCGTGGCGGCGCAGATTGACCTGGCGAACGCTGCGCCGCAACCGGCGCTCGCCTCTACGGGCTACTGCCTGGCGAAAACAAGCGGGCGGGCGCAGCTTGTGGCCTACCAGGATGGCAGCGGCAGCTTTACGGTCAACCTGGCGAGCCTGCCGGGGGTGTTCGCCCTGACCTGGCTGCGCACGCTCGACGGGGCGACGAGTGCGGGTAGCAACGTCAGCGGCGGCGCGGTGCGCACGCTGACGCCGCCTTGGGCCGGCGAGGATGCTGTGGCGCTGCTGACGGCGGCGGGCACGGACGGGGCGGGCGGCGCGTCGCTTGACGGCTTGACGGCCCAAGGCGGCGCGGCGGTTGCCGTCCGGGGCGCACTGACAGGGGCGCTGGCTGCGCTGGGTGCGACCGCCGGGGCCGGGGCGGTGAGTGTGGCGGGGGCTGCTGCTGCTGCACTTGGCGACCTGGCCGGCAGTGGAGCCGGGGCGGCTGCCATCCAGGGCGCAGGCGGTGCGACGCTTGCGGCGCTGGCCGCGGCGGGCGCGGCGGCGGTTGGCGACCTGCCGATTCTGGGCGGCGCGGTGGTTGACCTGGCGGCGCTGTCTGCGGATGGCGCGGGCGGCGCGGCGGTGGCCGGGGCCGGGGCCGGTGCGCTGGACGGGCTGGCGCTGGCTGCGCTTGGCAGTGCGTCCATCCAGGGCAGCGGCGGGGCGGCGCTCGATGACCTGGGCGCTGTGGGCGCTGGCGTCTCCGGGGAGTATGTGTTCACGACTGGCGCGGCGGCGATAACGCTGGGCGCTGTCGGTGCGGTTGGCGTCGGGCTGGTCGTGACGGCGATCGTCGTTGTGTGGGGTTCGGTGACGGGGCCGGCGGCGGCGGGCAGTGCGACGGGGCCGCGGGCTAATTCAACTTTGGGTCGGTAAGGCAAAGGGGAGATAGATCATGTCTGTACAGCTTTCGGTTAATGTTCGCAACGCTCGCTTGGATGCTATCGAGACGGCGGTCGGGGCATCGGCGGTGCTCAAGATTCGCACGGGGGCGCAGCCTGCCAGTTGCGCGACGGCGGATTCGGGCACGGTGCTGGCGACGATGAGCCTGCCAGCGGACTGGATGACCGCGGCTTCGTCGGGCGCTAAGGCGCTGTCGGGGACGTGGCAGGACGCCAGCGCGGACGCGACGGGCACGGCGGCGCACTGGCGCATCTACGCCAGCGACGGTGTGACCTGCCACTTGCAGGGGTCAGTCACGGCGACGGGCGGCGGCGGCGACCTGACGCTGGATAATGTGAGCATCGCCAGCGGGCAGACGGTGACGATCACAAGCTTCACGCTCACCGACGGGAACGCTTAGGCTATGCCACTGGCGAGCGCAGTACGCGGGGGGACGCGCCCGGCGCAGACTGTCGCCTGGCTGCGTGAGGATGGGACGCCGGAAGACCTTTCCGGCGCGGCGTTGAGTGGGTTCATCCGCAGCCGGGCGTCTGGTGAGACGCGCCCGGTTGCGGGGGCGCTGAATGTGGCGGACGGGCCGGGCGGTGTGCTCCGCTGGGATTACGCCGCAGATGATGTGGCGGAAGCCGGCGCGTTCGATGTGCAGTTTGTGGCGTCGTTCGCTTCCGGGCAGACGCCAGCTAAGACGTTTATCACGCGCTGGGAGGTTCGGGCGAGCCTGGCGTAGCAATATGCGGCAGTGCGTGGAGTGATACGGGAACGGGGCGGGTAGCGTGAGAGTGTTAATTGTGGCGCCTGGGCAGAGTGGATTGAACACCATCCCTGAAGTGCGCATGATCCAGGGATGGCACCATACGAGCACCCTCAACGGCGAGGTGACGGCACAGGACATCTATCAATGCGCAAGAGAGACGCCATTCGACATCATCCATTTTGCCACCCACGGCGGGCCGGACGGGGTGGCGCTGTCGGGCGGGGCCATCCTCACGGCGGAGGACATCGCACAGGTGGCGCGGTTGAAGGAGACGCCGGAACTGTTCTTCAACTCATGCAACAGCGGGGCGCTGGCGTCCTACTCGGTGCGGCATGGGGTGCGGACGGCTATCTGCGCTGAGGTGGATATTCTGGATGACCAAGCCTGGAAGCTGCCGCTGGCGTACTACTCGGCGCGGCGCAACGGCCACGCTGGCGACCCTATCGGCGCTTACATCATGGCTGACAGCGGGGACGGGGATTACAGCCTGCACATTGCGCCGGATTACGTGCGCGACCTTCAGCGCGTGGCCGCCGCCGCGCCGGGCGCGCAGCCATCCATCAGCCGGGCGGAGGTGCTTCGCTGGCTGGCGCTGGCAGTGGGGCTGTCGGTGGCGCTAAGTTGGCTTATCGTGCGCCTGGGCGGCGGGTGACGCGTCAGGGGAGTGTGACGTGCAAGAATTTGCGTTCGAGATCAACATTTACGCGGCGGCGGTGAGCATGTTCGCCGTGGTCGTGTCGTTCGCCCTCTGGCGCAAGATGCGCTGCCGCTACATGCTGCCGTTTGCCGTCGGCTGGTGGGGCATGGTGGCGTACTGGTCGTTGCTCGCCATCACCGCCGGCCCTGCGCCGGCCATCGCGCGCGGGGACATTGTCGCGCCTATCCGGGGGATTGAGCTGATCATGATGACGGCCTTTGCCTGGGGCTTTGTGGCGCAGGCCGCCGCGCTGGTCAGGGCGCGGCGGCGGGCGGTGTAGGGTGGGCCTGGGATTATTCCCAGGCCCGTGAGTACACCCCATCTCGGAACAATTCGGGCAGGCCGCTGTGGTGCTTGAAGCGTAATACTTCGTCTGCGTCCATTCCAAGTTCCTCTGTGATCTCGGCGTCCGTCCAGCCTTTGCGCAGGAGGTCGGCAACAATGTCAGTCATGGGCATGACAGCGTGTACGCCGCGGGCGCGATTGTGGCGGATGGTGGCGGCCATGCGGTCGCGCTTGTCGGCGCGGTCGCTGTTGATGACGGCGACGGGCAGATAGCCATGCACGCGGTTGCTGACTTGCTTATCTTCCTTGCCTACACGCGTGCGGTGGAAGCCGTCCACCACCTCGACGGGGGTGTCTGCGCCGGCTTGGAGCCTGCCGGTGGTTGCGGCATAGCTCACGACGGGTTGGGTGTAGCCGTCCTTGCGGATGCTGCGCCGCAGGAGTTTCATTTCGGGCGGCGAGTTGGGTCAAGGGGTGGTCAGTCATTGCCGCCTCCACGCGGGCGCCCGCGCTTTTCGTCGCGCGTGCGCACCAGCCAGCCGCGCAGGGTGAAGGGTGGCAGCGACCAGCGCCCGTCCACCCGGCTTGCACCCCGGATGCGACCGGCGGCGGCGGCGGCGCGGATGCGCTTGGCGATGCTCTCGCCGTCGCCTTCCAGGCCGAAAGCCCAGGCTTCTTCGACGGCGCGGGCGATGTCGAAGTTGCGGCCCCAGGCGGGGTCGTGCTCGCTGATGGGTGCGCCGGTGGGGCGTCCGTTGAACATGAGTTCGCACAGGGCCGCGTAGAGGTCGGCGGCCTGGTGCGCCTCTCCCAGCATGTGCAGGTCGCCGTCGGCGTCGCGCCAGACGTAGAGGGGATCGGCCCCGTCAGCATCGGAGCCTTCCAGGATGTGGATGGATTCGGGGTTGTCGTTGGTGCACTCGCTGGGCACGTCGGGGAACGTGCTCAGGCGGTAGTAGCCGAGGCGGGGGTTGAAGCCGAGGTCGTCGAAGGCGATGAACTCGCCATCGTCGGCGGCGGTGAAAAGGACGCCGCCGCGCTCGACCTGTACGTCGAAGCGGGCGGGCAGGCCGGCGCGGATGGATTTGAGGATGTGGTCGCGAATGTTCACGGGCTAGTCCCAATCCGCCCCGTTAAGGCGTTCTAGTTCGGCGGACGTTTCGTCGCCGGTTTCCCAGCGGGCGGCAAGGCCCATGCCCCACCGCTGAGGGGTGTAGCCGGCATCTTCCATGCCGGTGAGGATTTCGTTTGCCTGCGCCCACTGTGCGCTGAGCTTGGAGCAGGCGGCGCGGTCGCCGTCGGCGTCGGCCCACGCCCGGCTCAGGTCGTACACCAGGGCGGCTTGCGCATTGTAGGCTTGGATTTGGGCCTTTCGGATGTTGGTCACGGGTTGCTCCTTTGCCAGCCTATGACGCCGGCTGGCGGGGCGTGTGGGGCTAGCGGATGTCAGTCGCCCATGCGGGCGGGCTGCTGTACCACGTAGCGGAGCCGTATCCCTCCAGGGTGCGGGCGTCCGGCTCCCGCTTGGGATCGCTCCCGAAGCGGTACGTGGTCTGGTTGCCGTCGGCGTCTTGCCGACTCGCGTACCAACCCGGCCCCTGCCAGTAGACGATCTCTTTTGTGGTTTTCATGCGTTTGCTACCCTTTCGCCGCCGTCGTGCGGCCTGTTGTTGTTTACCTGTTGTTGCAGCGCGGCCCCCGCCTGCCGTGCTGCTGCGCCGCCCCGTTGCGTGCGTGCGCTGCCCCCTGGTGTGCTTGGTTGGCTATTCGCCCGCTTCCGGCCCGTTGAACTGGGCAATGACCTTGGCGATGTCGAGCTTGCCGTCTGCGTCCCGGATGTCGGGGGCGGCGGCGCTTTCCGGCTCATTCTGCCACCCTGGGTCAACAACCAAATACCAGCGCCCGTCCAGGTCGCGGGCGTGGAACTGATAAAAACCCTCGCGCAGACTGGCGGCGGTCGGCAGGTCGTCAATCTTGGCGAACGGGCCGGCGATGATTTCGTAGCGGCTGTCCGCTGCGTACATCTGCCCGTTGACTTCGATGGCTTCGTGCCAGGCGAACCGCTGGCCTTCACTGGCCTTGACGAACACGGCCTTGCTGGAAATGACCAACTCCCCAACACTCCCCTTGACCGTGAACACCAGCCAGTCAGGGCGGACGGCCCGGCGGGCGATCCAGGAGTCGTCTTCGTTCCACTTGTCGGGGACGATGCAAACGTCTTCGTTGGGGCCGATGTAGGCGACGCCGTACCGCTGGGGGGCGGCGGAATCGTACTTGGTCGGCTCGGAGTCGAAAGTGAAGATGCGATCCATATTCAGTCCCCGCTCGTAGATGGGGCGGTCTTCGTGGCCCGCGAGCTTGCGGTACTTCGACGGGTGGATCAATGTGACTTCTTCGAGCTTTGCGTACATGGTTCGGTGTCCTTTCGTGTCTGCGTTCTACCTGTGCCAGCGCTGCCCCTGGAGGTGGGGCGTCACTCTGCGTGGCGGACTACTTCTGAAGCTTCGCTATGTCGCAATTGACGGCGGCCAACACATCCGACAAACGGCGGGCTTCGTCCGTCGAAACATCGTCCGCCCGCTCCCATTCCGCCCACAACTGCCACTTGATCCAGTTGTAAATTGCGCTCAACTTGCGAACCGTCATGCGCTGACCGTTGCACCAGGCGACATACAGAGATGCGCCGTTGGATTCACAATACTGCTGCCAAGTGTTGCCGTTCATCGTTCTTTCCTTTCATGCCTGCGTTTGCCTGCCTGTACATGTCAGTATAATCCATTATCGCCATATTGTCAATACGCAATATGGTGCAAATGCGATATTGACAGGTTCGGGCGGGCGGGATGTGGGAGTTGGCTCCTATGCCCTGCGCCCGCCAGATGGGGGTGGCCGGCGGGCGCAGGGCGGGCGGCGGCTCGGCGGCGGGCCACACGCATGACACGCGCTATTACACGGAGACGGAGGTGCTGGCGCTACTGGAGGCGTATGTGGCGCTGACGAACGCCGACTATGCTGACCTGACCGACGGCGGGCAGACGGCGCTGCATAAGCACGATCACGGCGCACAGGACGGCCTGAACGACGATGATCACGCAGGATATGCGCTACTCGCGGGACGCAGCGGCGGGCAGGTTCTTTATGGCGGCGTCAATTCAACCGACGACCTGACGCTCGATAGCACGGCGCACGCCACGAAGGGCTACTTGATTCTGCAACCGTCCGGCGGGCGCGTCGGCATTGGGCGCTCGACTATCTCGGCGGAAACTTTGGAGATAGCCGGCAACCCGGGGCTGTACATTGCCAATGCGTTCAACTCGTCAACCGGCCTGAACCTCTACAAACGCGGCGCAACCGGAGATGACACGGCGGCGATGGCTTCCGGCGCGGAGATCGGCTACCATTCATTTTACGGCTGGAACGGCAGCGCCTACACGCGTGCAGTAGCAACACTCGTCAAGGCGGAAGAAGCCTGGTCGAGCACGGCAACCGGCTCGTCTTACCAGATTCGCGTAATTCCAACCGGCACGACGACGGCGATTGTAGCCATATTCATCGCGCCAAGCGGCAATGTCGGGATTGGCACCACGTCGCCCAAAAGCAAACTGCACGTTACCGGCTTGCCGACATACGCCAACAACGCGGCGGCGGTTGCGGGCGGGCTGACCGCGGGCGCGTTCTACCGCACAGGCGGCGATCCCGACGTGGTTTGTGTGGTGCACTAAGGGGGCGGCATGGAAGTATGGCAGAGTGAGGGTGGGCAGTGGTACGCCAGCATTAACGGGCAGAATATCGAGTGTGACAACGAAGCGGAGGCTAGGCGACTAATGGCAAAAATTCAGACGGCGCGGGCTATCGTGCAGGCGGTGCAATCCCTGGCGACTGCGGCGGACAGCGCGGCAGACCTGGAGGCGGAGTTTTTCGACGTGGGTGCATTCACCGACGCCGACGTTGCGGCGCTTGGCATCACGGCGTCTGACCTGGCTGGCTGCATTACGCTGCTGCAACAGGTTAAGGCGCTGATGTCGGGGCAAGCGACGGCGGCGGCCATGTACCGCACGACGCTTAACAAAGTGCGGCGGGTGGGGTAGGTAGCGGGCGAGCCAATGTGGCTCGCCCGCTACCCTCTATCGGGATAATCCTCCTTATCTGTACTGGGGCTTTATCCCCATCACGGCTGCAAGCGACTCGATGCGACTATCAATGATCTGGTGATCCGCGCCGGCTGGTGGGGCCATGCGCTGCGCATCCTCAGCGTATCCATTGGCGGCGGCGGCGGCGGCCAGTTGCGCCCATTCTCGCCTTGCCTGGGCTGTCGCGCCGGCGTTTATTTCCCGCATGAGTCGTTTGGTGATTCGCATGTTGCTCACGGGCGCGCCTCGCTTTTTGCCTCAAAGTGATACCCGAAAATCCTCACCCCGCCTGGCTGAAAAGCGAAGACGGCAATTGCGTGCGCCAGCCCATTCGCCAAACGCGCTGTCTCGCCTGACTTTTTTCCGCGGTAAAGCAGGTTGTCGCCATGTTCTGCGAGTTCTTCTGCAAAGCCGCGCGCCAGTTCGTAGTCCAGGTCGCTCGGTCCGCCTTTTTTTTGCAAGCCCGCCAGGCGTAACGGCACGGATACTGCGACGAACATGCTCAGCAGGCTTTTGTCTGCGCCTGAAGCGGTAAATCCCCAGGCGTCCGTCTCCGTTATCAGATTTCCGCTCACGGCTGCACCTCAGCGAACAGCGTCGGCTGCTCTTGTTCTTGTCCACACGTACACCACGTAGCGGACCACACGTCAGCGGCGGTCTTGCGCTCCACAATCAGGCCGCCGGTGATGCACTCGCTGGCAAATTTGGCCACGTCGCGCGCCCGCTCCGGGGTGTCCGCACAGCAGCCAGTCATGCCGCCACAGACGCGGCAATAGCTGATATAGGCTGGTTTTTTCGCGACTTCGGGGTCGCGCTGTCGTTCGCTCACGGCTGCACCTCGCTTTGCTGCGCCAGCCATGCGGTAATTGCCGCCTCGTCTGCCCGCTGCTCTGCGGCGTCGTAACGGTGGTGGCGATCAGGCACTTGGCTATAGCGCAAGTAGCGCCGCAACGCTTCCACTGGCACGGCGGCCAGGGCGGCGCGCAACTGGTCGATTTCGGCCTGCGCCTGCTGCAACAGTTGTAGCGCAGTGTCCCAATTTTTGTGGCCCCAAATAGTGTTGGTTGCCTCCATGTAGTAGTTACGGTCACTCACGGCTGCACCTCGCTTTGTTGGGTCTCCGCTTGCGCGTGTCGCAATTTGGCGTCAATACGCTTAAGCAAATCGAACACCATTGCCTGGGCAGTTTCGAGTCTCTCGAATTGCCGTGCAGATATTGCAGATTCATCTTCTGCTTCGCAGACTGCTTGCTCAAGCGCATTGTTCGCTTGGTCGAGATAATCTCGAATTGTTGTTAAGGCGTCCATGTTCCTCCTGTGTCGTGATAACGGTGATTATCTGTACTCGTCTGCCCGAAACATATTGATAATGTTGTTTTCGACCCACCAGACGGCGGCGGCGGCCAGGGCGGCGGGCGCAGGGGCGGGGGGCTATTCGCTCATCGCACACATGCGGCAGCGTGGTGCGACCCATTGACCATTGGTAAGCAGGCCGGCCCAAACTTCGGCGAACGGTTGCCCGCATTCGGGGCAATCTGTGTTTGCGTCCAACTCGCCGCGGCGGTCGAAGCGCACCCAACCGATCACGGCGGGCGGTTCGCTGTAGGTGGCCGCCAGCAGGTCTAGCAGCATCTGCTGCTTACTGATGCCCAGGTCGTGGGCGGTGGCGTCCATGCGGGCGTTGAGTTCGTCGGGGATGTCACGGATAAGGACGTTCATAGCTAGCATCCCTCATGGCGACGGAAGCCGCCAGCGTCAATAAAAGAATTGCTCTTTGTCATCACTCCGCCACAGATGGGACAGCGCGGCTTCGGCTGCTCAGGCAGGCGGGCGGGCGGTTCGGTGGCGAAGCTGCTGGCAAAAGACCACTTACCGCTAGTCATTTTTGCCATCCATTTCGGCTTATCTTCAACAAGCGGTTGCTCTGCCCAAACCTTGGCGACGGTGCACTTTTCGCCAGTGCGGCTTAGGTAAACTTCATCGCCAACACGGAACGGGGCATCGCCCATGTCAACAGATTCAGTAAGCTCAGGGCCAAATTCAAACCGCATCCCAACAACGCCTGCATGACAATGGGGACATTGGGGTTCGGTGTGATTGCCAACAACAAACCCCGCGCCGCCAACTGTGCGTAACACCACAACGCGCGCGCCGCAGTCGGGGCATTGGGTCGAAAACTTGTTTGTGCGCTTCTCGAAAATCATGATTCGCGTCCTTTCTTGTCTGATTGCTATCACTAACGCTTGCATACATGATAGCACTAACGCAAGCGCGTGTCAATCCCCCAAAATGACGGGTTTGAAACTGGCCGCGCAGGGGCGGGGGCTAATCGGTGAGCAGGCGGGCGGCGGCCATCTCAATCTGCGCTGTCTGCCAGGGGATGATCTCGCCGTCGCTGTGGTTGATGATGGCAAGCTCGCCGCGGTAGGGCAGTATTTCGGCGCGTGCGCCGTCTGGCAGCATCCGGGCCATGTAGAGCGCCAGCAGGGCGCGGCGGCGCGTCTCCTCGGTTTCGCGGTGGCGGAAAGTCCGACCAGCCTGGACGGCGGCCACGATGAGGATGGCGCCAGCGGCAGCGGGCCATGCCCACACGCGGGCGGTAGCGCCGGCCTGCGCTGCCCAGGTGCGGGCGGTTTCCTCGCGAGCCTGCGTGCGCAGCGTCTCCTGGCGCTGGCGTTCGTTGAAGCGGGCGGTGTACTGCTGCTCCATGTCAGGGATGACGCTGACCAGCAGGAAGAACAGGGCCACGCAGGTCGCGCAGTAGAAGATGAAAGCGATTAGGCGCATGGCTACCTCCCTCCCCGGCGCACCAGCGCCAACATGATGAGCAGCGCCAGCACGGCCAGAATGGCGGCTGAAACCGTGGTTACAGTCGCCTGCACAGATTCGGCGGCGGCGGCGGCGCTCTCGATTGCGCCCTCCCAGGGCCAGCGGAACGGTTCGGCCTGGACGGGCTTCGCAGCGGGCGCGGCGGCATCCTCCCAGGGCAGGCGCAGGTTATCAATCCAGTCCCAAACGTTGTCTGTCTGCGGCAGGGCGGGCGGCGGGGCGGGCGCGTCGCCGCCGGCAAACAGTGACCAGGCGATCCAGCCGGCGGCGGCCACGATTGCGACGACCAGCACCCAGCGCAGGACGCGCTCTGTATCCCAGGCGGGCCACGCCTGCCGCGGGCGGCTGTACTCTGCGTAGGCGAACGGGTTGACGCCCGCCGGCTGCTGCACGATTACGACGTAAACGCCGCCGGCAGCGGGCTGGACGGTGTACGGGTAGCCTTGTGCGTTAAGCTGGCTGGCGCGCCAGCGCAGCTGCTGACCGGGCACTTCGTAGGCTGTCTGTTCAGTCTCCATAGGATTCTCCTATTGACATGATTCTGCGCACGCGGGCGCTGCGTGGGGCTGTTGCAGCGGCGGCGGCGGGTTGGCTGACGCGGCGGACGGTGTAGCGGCTGATGTCGGGCGGGACGGGCGGCGGCGGGTTGGGCGGCGCCGCCTGCGGCTTGACGGTGGGGCGCGGGTGGATCTGCGCTGTCTCGTTGCGCACCTGCCGGCGCGTGCGGGAGACTGTCGCCAGGGTCAACCAGGCGAGCAGGCCGATGGCCCAGAGGACGCTGAGCAGGGCGGCGGCGGCGTCGTTGCGCATCAGCAGCCACACAGCGATCTGCATCGTCACCCAGGAGAGCAGGGCGGCGGCGGCCTGGAAGGCGGGGCGGTGAGCGCCCTGCACTGCGCCGGAGCGGTACAATGGCAAAAGCTTGTACAGGAGGAACACCCACAGGGCGCATGTCGCCCCCACGATCACGAACACCATAGCGATGGTCAACTGCAACATTCCTCTCCCCTCTCCTGCCCCCTTTTGGGCAGATTGCTTTGGCTACCTCTGGATTGGTTTGGTGGTCTGACCAAACCAACCAACTGTTATGTCGAATTGAACGTCAATCGTATTCGACATAAGGTTGCTGTGCTGTAACGGGCGGCTGCTGTAGGCTGCGGGCGCGCGCCAGGTAGGCGTTGAATTTGCCGAGTGCTTCGTCCAGGGTTTGCGCAAGCATTACAGGCTGTGTCTTGTTGATCGCCAGCACGCCGGCGCGCTCCAAAAGCGACTGCGCAGCCTTCCAGCGTTCTGCGCTCCAACGCTTATCTTCTGATGCCCGCCGCCTGCTTAGATGGGTGCGCGTGTCGAAATAGTGGCGGATCATTTCGTTGGCGTCGCGCACGTCCTGCGGCTGGGCGGCCTCCTTAGCTACGAACGTGCTGCGCGTGTTCTGCTGCGCTAGTTGCCGTTCCCGGCCCAGGTCGGCCAGCGCCATGTCTCGCTCACGAGCGGTCTGGTCGAGCGCCCGCTCCAGGCTCTCGATTTCGTCAAAGGCGGCGTCGAGTTGCGCTCGCAGGGTGCGCGCCTGCCCGTCGTATTCGCTGCGCATGGCCGTCACCTGTCGCCGGATTGCGCGCACGTTACGCCAGTCGGATCGTTCGTCCAGACTTCCGCGCCATGCCATCATGCCGGCGAAGGTCAGCAGGCCGCTGGACAGGGCGCCCGCCAGGATGGCCCCGTCCGGCGCTCGCAGCATCCACAGCAGCACGGTTCCAGCGACGCCTACGCCCACGCCTACGCCAAAGTTGTCCATCCAGGCTGCCAACACCTGGCGCGGCGTGGGGCGCGGGCGGGCGGTCATCTCGCTGCGCTCTTGCAGCAGATGTTCGAGGCGGTCGTTGGATACGGGCGCGGGCGGTCGCATCAAGCCTCGCAGTCTTCCAGGTCTTCGTAATCGCTCAGGTCGTCCAGGTCGTCCAGGTCGTCCAGAAGCAACGGCGTGACATAGCAAGCGGGCCGGCGCTGCACGTGATAGTGGACGTGGATGCTTTGGTTGACAACTGTCACCGGCGTTACAGGCGTTGGCGGCGCGTAGTTATCGCAGTCATCCCCGTACAGCGCCGCCGCACGCAGCAGCATCAGCGCGGGCGTCACCATCGCCAGCGCGCCCACCAGGATGGCGAAAAACAGTTCAGTTGGGTTCATGCGTTTCCCCTTTCAATGCAACAAAAAACCGCCACAATTGGCGGGTTCGCTGCGTGCCTGCTACACTGGTGCAAGGCCACGCTCTGCGACACTGCCGCCGAGTTTGGTTCAGGGTGCAGCCGGGCGTGGTTGCGCTGGGCTGCATCCGTCTACTGCGCTGCGCTACGTCTCTTGCGCATCTCCTTCGCTCAACGACGCAAGCAGCGCCCGCCTGCGCCTGATCCACTCCGCAAACGTAACGGGACGAACGCAATTGCGCATGTAGGTTCCATACACGTTCGCCTGATCAACCTGCCAGCGCAGGTCAGCCAGTTCGCGCTGCGCAGATTGCAGGGCGGCTAGTGCATCTTCGTTGGGGACGTTCGCTAATTGCGTCATGCCCTCACCGCCTTCCCGTTCGCTTGCGTTGCTGCGTTGCGCACGGCTGCGAGGTCTTGCTGCGCCGTGCGCAACGATACGCCGAACTGCGCAACCACCTGCGCAGCGTCAATAAACTCCTGCTTCCTGATGTGCGCCCGGCGCTGCTCTGGCGTGAGCTTGACCGGTTCCGCCGGTTCCGTCCGTTCACTCAATCCACTACCTGCCTCGCTGGGGGGCGCAGAGGCCGCCATTTCTTCACTCACAGTGATTACAGCACTGTTGTGCTTCACTGAGGGTGTAGCGGCCTTCTGTGGGCTTTCTGCGGGCGTGGTGGGGGTTTGGGTGTGCGCTGCTTCCGGCGCTTCAACCAGCAGGTGGCTGTAGCGCGCAATCGCAGCCGGCAGGGCGATGCTGACCAGCCAGGCCGGCAGGGCGGCGAAGGCGAAAAGGTTTGTGCCGTGCAAGGCGTAGTAGGAGAGATTGACGAGGATGGACACCCCGGCAAAAACGTAACTCTCTGCGTTGCGGCGTTGCACGACGAAAAGCAGCACGGCCAGTTCCAGCGCAACTGCGTAGGCGTAGCCGTGCGCAACGGCCCAGAAGCCTTCGCCGGCAACGAGGATGCGAAACACGTCCGCTGCGTGCGGCATCTGGCTGAGCAGCGCGGCGCAAAGGACGATCAGTGTAGCAATGGGGGTGCGCAACCAGGCAATGACGTTCATGCGCCCTCGCTTTCGTCGCCGTCTGCGTCTTCGCCGCCGTGCTGCGCAAACACATCGTCAACAGTTTCGCCGGTGGGCGTGTTGTCGTCGGTGCGCCCCGGCTTGCGGCGCAGGTCAATGGGCGCAAGCGGGATGTAGGCGGCGATCCAGTTGCGCCATTCTGCGGCCAGGTCGGTGGCCCAGCGCACGAGCTGCGCGTTGGTGCCGCCGTAGCGGGTGGTCACGCGGCCCTCTTTGGCAAAGTCGCGCAGGGGGTGATCCTTGGGCAGATATTGCTTGCCGCCGCCGGGGAAGCCCACGGTCTGCAACACGACGGCGAAGCCGTAGCGGTCGCAGTAGAGGGCGGTCGTTTCGGCGGCGACGGGGTATTTCTGCGTTTCGCCCTGGTCGGCGTCCTGGTCAAAGGCCAGTTGCTGCGGCGTGGGCGGGTGGATCACGGTGAATTTGCCAACCACGGCTTCTTCGTCTGCTTCGTGGAAGAAGCGCAGGAGGTCGGCTTTGTCGAAGGTCTTCTCAGTGGTCATTGATCTTGTCCTTTCGTGTCCTTACACAATTTCAGCTTCGTTACATCCAAATCCAGCAGCAGCGCCCATTCGCCCCCTTCGTGCGCCAGCCAGTGCGCTGCGTCGTAGCGCCAGGCGGGTTCGTGCAGGTCGCGCACGGCTCGCAGGATCACGGCGCCAACGAGGCGGCGGTAGGCCCATTCCGGCGCTGCCGGCTCCGTGGCCTTGCGGGCGGGCGTGCGCCGGGTGCGGGGGCGTGCTGCGTGCATGGCGCTCAGTTGCGCGAGAAGCGGCGCAGCAGCGCTTGCGGGTCTGCGCCGATTACGGCGGTCGCTTCGTGCGCCTGCGCCACCTTCGTTGTGGCGTCGTGCAGTGCGTAGGAGAGGGCGACGATCTGCGCGGCGGCCTGCGTCTCACTTTGCCGCGCCAGGCGCTGGGTCAGGTCGTAGCGCCGCTGCTCACGACGCAGGTTGAGGGCGGCGGCGTCCCGCTCGTCGCGCAGACGGCGGACGTGGCGCAGGGTTGCAGCGGCGGTGAGTGCAGCGCCGGCGGTGAATCCGATGGCGGCAAATAGTAGTTCGTTCATGCGTGGTTCCTTTCGTCCAAAAATAAATAATGACCGATTACCCTGATCGCTTCGTCTGCGCTGTAGCAGACAACAGCCATACAACCAGCGGCGCGCAGGCGGGCTATCCATAACTCTTGTGTCTCCGTTGGTTTATTCGGCTTGCGCTTCATCTCTATCCATAGCGAGTGGAAGCGCCCCCTCGCCACCGGCAGGCAGCAATCTGGCACGCCTGCCTTGACCCCTTCCGCTCTCAACATCGCTGCGGTCGCCATCGGTCTGTACCCGCCGTTCGGAATGGCAAAGAGCAGTGCCAGTTCGGGAAAAAACTCCTCCTGCGCCGCGGCCCATGCGAACAGCGCCACCTGCTCCTCATGCTCGGTGGGTGCGGGGTGCGCGGCCTCGGTAAGCTGGTAGGCGGGGGCGTGCCCCGCGTGCGGCTGGGGGGCGGGCTGCGCCAGGTGCGGGTTAATGGCGGGTAGTTCCGGGTTGCGGCGCAGCAGGTCGGCAATGGCGGCGTCTGCGTCGGAGCGGCGGCGCTTGCTCATGCGGGCACCTCCAACCAGGTGACGGTGACACCGCCGTCCAAAAGCGTTTGCAGTCCGCCGCCGTCGCCGTAATCGTCTGCGATGACGACGCCCGCAATACCGGCGCTCAGCAGCAGCTTGGCGCATGTAGCGCAGGGCGTGTGCGTGCAGTAGGCCCAAGCGCCTTCGATGGCGTTGCCATAACGGGCGGCTTGCGCTATGGCGTTCGATTCGGCATGTACAGCGCGGGTGCAATGTCCGTCAATCATCTGGCAGCCGGCATCCGCGCAATGCAGCATCCCCGCCGGCGCACCGTTGTAGCCGCTGGCGATCACGTGCTTGCCGCGCACCAACACGCAGCCGACCTGCGCCCGCGGGCAGGTGGCGCGGGCGGCAAAGTGGCGGGCAAGGTCAATGGCCCAGGCGTCGAAGTCGGGGCGGGTTGTCATGGGGCCACCGTCCCGTGTTTGGCTTCAAAGGCGGCGCAGGTGTCTTCGACCAGGGAGGTCATGTCCCAGCCGTGAAATGACGCTATGCCGACAAGTGCACTGTAGGTTCTGGAAAGTTCCTCAGCCAGAGCCGAAAAACCATCACAAAACCCCTGTAACATATCGGCAAGCCACTTAAGTGTGTCGGCGTACCATACAACCGACACGTCGGGCAATACCGGGTAATACTCAGGCGGGCCACTCGTCTGCACTGCCGCACTCAGCAGCATGTACACGCACTGCCCCAACTCTGCCTGCGGGTCAGGCTGGCGGGCATTGTTGCGCTTGTCGCCGGCGCGTTCCAGGCGCAGAAGCGCGTCGTCGTATTCCGCCAACTCCGTGATGGCGTAGCGGATGCAGTCACGCGGCGTAGGTAGGGGGAACGTCGCCGCGGTGCGCTCTCTGGATAACTTCACTCGTTCGTATGGATTCATCATGGCAGCAACCCCTCGATCCCCAACTGTGCGTCGAATTTGCGAAACATCTCTTTGCGTTTCCTCCTTTTGGCGTTGTCTATGATGTCTTGTTTCTGCACTTCTTTCGCCAGCCAGTTCACTTCCCCTGCCGCCATGACGCGATCCAGGTGCGTGATGTGGTCGTAGCTGGCGGGCACTGGCGCGGGTGGCGGCGGGGCGAGCGGGCGCGGCGGCTGCCAGCCACCTTCCAGCAGGCGGCGCAGGGGGACGGCGCGGCGGTCTATCTCCGCTTGCAGCAGGGGCGTCCAGCAGCCGCCGGAACCCTGCACACGGTCGCCTTCGATGCGGAGATGGACGCCAGCGGCGGCGCAGGTCAGGGCGAAGTGCTCTATGGGCAAGGTGGGCGCGGCTGCCATTGCCGCTTCGGGCGCAACGGCGCAATCGTCGCCAAAGACTCGCAGGAGGGCGTCAAGGCAGGAGACGGGCAGCCGCCATGTCCTGCTTGCCTTGTCCCAGGTCGCGCCGCCTACCGTTTTGATGGCAGCGACGGCTGCGACGCTGTAGGGGAACGACACGCGCAGGGTAGCGGCGTCGTGGAGGAAGATGGTGGTGGTCATGGGTGGATCTGCTCCCAAAAGTCTAGCGTTGCCTGAGACGGCATTTTTGCAGACTTGCCAAGGTTGCAATCGGCGCATAGGGCGTGCAGGTTTTCCGGTACAGTCCTGCCGCCAAGCGCAACAGGTATCTTGTGGTCTACATGCAATTTCACGTCTGGCGGCGTGCGCCCACATGACTGGCAGGTGAATTTGTCGCGCTCCAGAATGTCGTAGCGGAGCGAAGGCGTCATCTTGTCGCGCTCGCTGCGTTCCTCGGCTGTTTCGCCGGTTCGATGGTAAACAGGCTCGCAGAGAGATAGCCGACTAATGCACTCGCCACACATCCACCTGCCAGCATGAAGATTGCACACTTGCCACCTGCCCCTAGCCTTATTGCAAATAGGAGCCTGGCACGGGGTAATGACTTGCTCCCACGCTGCTTCAAAGTGCATTCCGATTACGCCCATCACGGAATCAGCAGCAAGTTGTATTATTTCGCCGGATGGATTTTCACTCATCGTAAATAGCCGACCATCCACATCTACGAGCGCCCTGTCGTTTAACAACTGAACATTGATACTGCCGCCATGACCAAGGTAAAAACGTCCCCGACACTTCCTGTCGAAGTAGCCTAACCCTTTCAGCGAGACTCCACACTGAAAAGCAAAATCAACAACCATTCGCAAGGCGAGTCGGCGTATGTAGTCGAGTTGCCATTGCTCTTGCTCTGTCACATCCCCCTCCACGCCCCGTCCGGGCACTGATACAACTTCACGTCGCGGCCCAACTCCCCGGCCAGCTTGAGCGCCGCCGCGCCTGTTCCTGCGTCAACCCCCAGCGGATGGCGGGCCATGTCGCACAGGTCATACAGCAGGCCCTCGCGCGCCGCCGCATCCTCCCCGCACGCCTTGACCCTCACGGCGGTGAGAAACGCGCCCAGCTTGCCTGCCTTGAGCATGTCGTTGGCGTCCCACTTGCGCTCGACCCCGTCCGCCCCGGTGCGCAGGGGCGACGACACGGCGACGGTGCGGGCGGGCAGCAGCTCGCGCAACTTGAGCGCCACGTCGCGCTTGTCCATCCAGACGATGACGTGCCGGTACTTGGCGGCGTGGGCAATCATCGGCTCGGTGAGCTTGGCCCCCTCGCTGCCGAGTGAGAGCACGTCCAGGCGGCTTTCGTGCGCGACCTGCCAGATGGAGGCGGCGTTGATCTCACCCTCGCATAGAACGAGTGTGCGGGTCTGCTCACCGCCGGGTTCCAGGGCCTGCCCGCCGTAGAGGATGCCGCTAAACTTGCTGCCAGGGTGCGCAATCAGGCGGTTGCCGTCTGCGTCAGGCTGAAGGTAGCGGTAGCGAATGGCGTTAAGCTTACCGGCCCGATACCAGGGCATGACGATGGCCCATCGCTCTTTGTAGGTCGTCAGCCCCCAGCCAAACGCGGCCCAGGTGCCCGGCTCCAGGGCGCGGCCGGCCAGGTATTCCGCGCCGTTGAGCGCGGCCTCAAACAGGGTGTACTGCGCCGCCTTGACGATGGCCTCCGCTTCCATCCGCCATTCGTCGGTCGGCTCCGTCCGTTCGGGCGCCGGCGGCTCGGCCCGGCGCTGCTGCACTGCTGCTGTCATTTGCGCTCCTGTCAACCAGCCAACGGCCCCCTTGAAGTCGAGACCGGTGATCCACATGACGAAATCAATTGCCCCATACCAGCCGTGCGCCTGGTCGTATGGTTTGCAGGTGCGGCAGAACCAGCCGGCGGCGTCAACATGAAAGCGATCTTCCCCGCCACACTTGGGGCACGGCCCCGCCCATTCGCCGGTGGCGGCGCGCCGCAGTTGGGTGTAGCGGCCAACCAGTTGCACCAGGTCGGTGGCGCGGGCGGTTTCGATGAGATGCTGGCGCTGCGCCGCCGCGGCGGGGTCGGGCGGCGTCCCTGCCGTTCGCCTTCCAGCACCCCCGCGTGTCTGCGTACGCGTAATCATTCCGACGCTCATTGCCCCCATCCTTTCGCCCCAAAAATCACGTTCACAATTGCCCCTCTCAATTACTCCCCCGACCCATCGTTACGGCTACACACATATATAGTGTGTGTAGCCCGTAACGATGGTGGGCTATCGTTACGGGATGGCCCGTAACGGTCCGTAACGATAGCCCTTCTACCTCTGGAAAGCTGCCCGTAATGATTTTTGTAATCATGTAACGATGCGCCTTTGACTATACATAAACCTATTACTTATGATCGTTACGGCCGTAACGATTTTTGACCCTGCCCGTAACGATAATTTCGCCCATTTTTGGCATCATTACGGGCGTAACGATGGCCCCGTAACGATCCGTAACGGTGTGGCTATAGCAGCTTGTACTCCAATGTTTTGCCCTGAGTGCGCTGGATGATTGCGCCCTCCTCCGCCATTTCGCGCAGCAGTCCGCGCACTTTGTTGATCCCCGGTGCTTTGCCTCCCGGCTTGGCGGCCATCGAGTCGCGCACTAGATCGACGAGCGCCTTCTGGCCCGTCCAGTCGCGCCCGCGCAACTCCAGCTTGATCTGCGCCTTGATCGCCATATTGACCGCTTCCTCGCCCGTGGCGACGGACCTCGCCCAGAAGCGACCTGTTTTCATGCGGTCGTCGTCGGGGAAGTGCTCGAATGTCCAGAGAGCGCCAAAGAAATCGAAGCGGTGAAAATCGCGGGTCTTGGTGGGGATGGCTAGAATTGCATCTTCTCTGCCATGCCGCTCAATCAGTAGCGCCATGTCGAGCGAGGCCTCGATAGTGGAGTGGCCGCGCAGCGTGTCGCCTTTGCGCTGGTTGGGGTCGGATGCGCCGGCGCTGCCCTTGCGTTGGTGATGGATGACGATCACGGCGCAATTCGCATCCTCTGACAGCCAACGCAGTAAGCCCATGACCTGCGCCATCTCGCTGCTGTTCTCCTCGATGCCGCCATTCACCAGGCCAAGGTTGTCGATAATCAGGAGTCGATAGCCGCCGGCCTTGAGGTACTTGGCGACCTCCTCGACCATTGCATTGTCACTGGCGTTCAGCCACGGCTTCGCCATAGATATGTAGTGCATGGGTGCATCGCCCGGCAGTTCGTGTCCGCGGCCCAGAGCGGCCATGCGCCGGTTCGTGCGCTTCTTGCCGTTGTCAAAATCCAGCCACAGCACAGGCGTCCGCTTGGTGGCGAACGACACACCCCCCAAGGCGTCTCCCGGCAGTGACTCCAACCACGTCTTGCCCGCCGCCACGCATACGGCAAGGTCCGCCAGCAGCATCGATTTAAGGCTGCCCGGCCCGCCGTAAACGATGGACAGTGACGGAATGGGCAGCAGCCCCTCTATCAAAAACTCGATGGGCGAATCGTCGGCGTAGGCGTCGGCCATCGTGAGCGGGACCCACTGGCCGGCGAGCTTGCTGGGCGCGTCGTCCTGGTCCGCGTTCGCCGCCACATCCTCCGCCGTGACGACGTTGCCGTCTATCAGTTGCCGCAGGTCGTCGTCATCGAACGTCGCTGCGCCGCTAAAATCGCTCATGCGCCGGCCCGCCTTTCCGCGATCGCCCGCCGCCCGACATCCAGGGATCGGCGCACCCGCGCCACATCGCGATGCGCCTCGGCGCTGGCGCTGTCCGGCTCCCACGCCAGTTCACACCACAGGTTGCGGCGGTCGATGGCCGCGACCAGGTGCGCCAGGCTGCGCAGGGCGTCGGCCCCGTCCGCCAACATGGCGGCGTCGTCGTCGGAGGCGGACACCGCCACAGAGCGCCTACTCGCCATAGAATTCGTCATGCTCCAACTGGTCGGCCATTTCGTCGGCTCGCTGGTATTCGGCGCGCTTTTGGTGGTCGTGCCACCAGGGAAGGGCCGTGCCCAGCCCGGCGGAGATCGTCGCCAGCCAGACCAGCGACAGGGCGTCGGCTGCCGACTGCGCGGCCAGCAGCGCGGCGACGGTGGCGGGCAGGAGGATCGCCAGCAGGCCAAAGACGTAGGCCCACGGGCGCGGCAGGCGCCCACGCTTGAACCAAAAGCGCCAGGGGAAATAGTGGGCGCTGGCGCAGAGCGCGCCGGGCAGCGTAGCGCATAGGACAGAAGCCAGAGGGTTCATAAGCCTCCTGTGAAAATTCGTTGAAACGAAATGGAGATGACGGTGCTACACTGAGGACATGACAGCTACGCGCCAAAGACGCCGCAATGCCGTCAAGCCAGGCCCAGGGCGACCGCCGCCCCCACGTGCCCGCAGCCTCGCCCGCTGCGGGCACACCTATTTTTGGAGCAAAGGGAGCGCCGCAACGTGCGAACTGGCTGGCAGTGCGCCCGGCAGTGCGTCCACGGCGGCGGCGGTCAGGGCGTCCGGCAGCGGGCGGCGCGAGAACTCGATAATTCCATCCGCGCACACGCGCACGGACGCGGCCCCGTGCGCCCGCAACCAGGCGGCGGCGTCGGGGGAGAGCGCCGGGGGAAGGGATGGCGCGTTACGCACAGGCGGCCTCCGGCTCCGGCGCCCCGCCCTCATCGTCAGCGACGACGATGTCGTCCAGGGGGACGCCAAAATAACGGGCCATCTTCAGCGCCATGACGAGCGACGGGTTGCGCAGCCCGGATTCGATATTGCCGATGTACGCCTGGCCGACGCCAAGGTCGGAGCCGAGCGCTTCCTGCGTCAATCCCCGCTGTTCGCGCAGGGGGCGCAGGTTGATTTTCACTGTCACTATATTCACCTCCAGTGTAGTTTACGGGCAAAAACATTACTCTCAGTGATTATAATGCCGCCGCCGCCGATTGTCAACACTTTCAGTGATGATTAACAGGGGGATTCGAGAATATGATTCACCACCGGAAAACGTTCACCGAAAGTGATGTTACGCTGGATGGCATGAGCAAAACTGACGAACGGGAGTGGGGCGGGCCGACAGATCCGCTAGTGCGGCTCGGTCGCCTTGTGGCGGATCGGCGCGAGGAGTTGCAGCTTAGCCAGCCGGAGCTGATTGAGCGGATGAACGCGACGCCCTACCGGCCCGGAGTCAAGCATCCAAGCCACATCAGCAACATCGAGAATGGCGACGGGAACAAGCTGCCGTCTATTCGCGTGTTGGCGGCGCTGGCGCTGGCGCTCGAAACAAACACAGATCACTTTGTTGGCCTGACCAACGACCCCAAGCCGGCGACTGACCTGGAAGATCAAGTGGTCGTGGGTGTAGATGACCCGCGGCGGCGAGATCGGTTGCAGGAAATGGCTGAGATGCTGGCGACGTGCGATGAGGGTGACTTTGCGGCGGTGGCGTGGCTGGTGTGGCGCTTGGTGGGCGGCGAGCAAAGGGGCAAACGGAGCGCCCCCGGCATGGCCGAGAGCGCAGTGAAATTTGCCGATGCGATTTTAGATGAAGATGATCGCCAGGAGGGCGGCCCCCACGTGCGCCAGCGGAGAACTGCGCGGTAGCACTCGCTTGCGCCATGCGGCGGCGGCAAGCAGGCGCTGCTCAAAACGCAGCACGGCGGCGTCGATTCGTGAGGCGTCGGCATCCGTGCGGCGCGCCTGTGATGCGCCTGAGCGCGATTTTTTGGGATTTGATTTTTTTGGGGAATCCATTGCACTCTCTTTTCGTTTAGCTGGATGGTTGCTATGTGGCGTGCAATTTCTTACACGCAATCATTACCACTATACCATACGGGCGAATTAAGGAAAACAGAGGAAACGGCTAACTATTTTATCCAGAAATGACCATTAGCAATGAAAGCTAAACGTTTCGTCTCCTGGGCGGCTGTCTCCAGCTTGCCGCAAGCCAAGAAAATCAGCCTGTCTGACCAACTGGCGACGAACCGCGAACATGCCGAACGATGGGGCGGGGTGGTGGTGGACGAACTGGTCGTTCCCGGCGAGAGCCGCAACATCGTGCTCTTTGAGGACGCCGCCCGCAAAATGCCCGCCTATGCTCGCCTGCGCGAGCTTATCGACGCCCGCGCCTTCGACGTGCTGATCTACCTGGACAGGTCGCGCCTGGGGCGCAAGGCGGCGTTGAGCATGGCCGTGGTTGCATTGTGCGCTGAGGCCGGCATTGCGGCGTATGAGGTCGAAAATCCGCCGGCCACCCTGGACGCCAACCAGTCGCACGACGATATGTTGATCGGCGCAATCAAGAGCGTCGGCGCCGAGCGGGAGGTGCGCAAGTTGCAAGAGCGCCACCGTGCGGGCATGATCGGGCGCATCAAGGCTGGCAAGCCGGCCAACAAACTGGTGTACGGCTACCGGTGGCATTACGCCGCCGATGGCTCGAAGGCGGTCGTTATCGACGAGGCCGCCGCCGCCGTGGTGAGCGAACTGTTCACACTCTACCTGATGGGGCACGGCACGCCCTACATTGCGGCGCACTTCAACGCCGCCGGCCATCCCACGCCGGAAGGACGCGGCGACTGGCGGGCGATCAACGTGCGCAGCATCCTCGACAACGTGCGCCGCTACGCCGGGATTACGGCGGTCAACCGGCGCAGCCGCAAGGGGCGGCCCTACACGGAAGCGGCGGGCGCTTGGCCGGCGCTCATCAGTGCGGACATGCTGGCGCTTATCGAGGCCGAACGCCGCTACCGCGAGGCAAATCGCCGGCGCGTCGATACGCCCTACCTGCTGTCCGGCGTGGTCTGCTGCCGCCACTGCGGGCGGCGGATGATCGTGCGCCGCGTCTCTGGTCGCAAGCCACACCACAAGGATAGGATGTTGCTCGTCTGCCTGGAGCACGGCGGCATCTCCTACCGGCGGGTAGAGGCCAAGCTGCGCGTGCGAATGGAGAGCCTGCGCGAGGCTGACCTGGATGGCATGGCGGCGGATGCGGTGGAACCCGCCGCCGCGCTGCACGCCCGCCAGGCGCAGGTGGGAAAGCTGCTCACCGACCTGGACGCGGCGCTGGCGCGGGCTGACAGCGCCTACGTGCGCGGGACGATGACGGCGGATCGCTACGAGGCGCAGGTTGAGCGCATCGGCGCGGACGCGGCGGCGGCGCATGAGGAACTAGCGCAGATTGCCGCCGCGCTGACGCAAGAATCCGAGAGCGGCGGGCGCCGCCAACGGCTGGAGGATGCGGCGGCGCTTGGGCTGGCGAAGATGGACGATCCAGACGGGACGGCTGCGAACGCCTGGCTTCGAGCGCACGTGCGGGTCTGGGTGGACGGGCGCGAGGTGTTTGCGGTGGAATGGCTGTAGAAAGGGAAACAGACGGGAAAATGGGTGCATTTTTATGGTGGCAAACCGACATTTGCCACCCTGAAGATGCACCAGGAGGCGACCGCGTGACGTGCGGTCGCCTCTTTCTTTAGCGCATCGCGTCCAGCATATCCCCGAACGCCTCGATTCCACTCGCACACCTGACCAGCAGCTCCGTGGCCGCGTACAGCCCGGCGGCCTCTCCCTTGTCCACCGCCGCCTGCGCAGCGTCCGCACCATCGGCGCATTGCTGCGTGGCGGCCACCAGGCTGGCGTGGGCGTCGGTGAACGCTGCCGGCGCCGTGTACGCTTGCAGCGCCGCATGACCGGCCCGCACATCCTCAAAGCTGGCCTGCGCTGAGGCGCGCCAGTCTGCGCTCGCCAGCGCCGGCGCACCCATCAGCGCCGACATCTCCCCTACCCCGCTTCCCAGCCGCCCAAGCGCCGGCCTGATCTCCGCTACGTAGGCGTCCACATCGGGCGGTGCGCCCGTGTCACTGGCTGGCGCAACCGGCGCGGGCGGCGCTGCCAGAAGCAGCGAGACGGCGAAAAGGACACCGACAATCCACTCGAACATAATCTTCACTCCTGGTGATTACTGACCGAAATTGACCCGTCTATTGTCAGACCAATATTGCAAAAACATCACTGAAAGTGTTGACAAATGCCCAAAACCTGCTATAATCATCACTGTAAGTGATTATTCGGCTAAACAAAAGCCTCTGCGGCGCCGCAAACGCCCAGAGGCCAGGGACATGAAAGGACATTCTATGCCCACACAGACAGTACACCCGACCAAGCCCGTTGTCAAGCTCTCCGAGCCGGCCCTTGTTGCGGGCATCGGGCGCGGCGAGCGGCTGTACGTCCAGTATCAGGCCACGCTGCAAACGTCGCTGGACCTGGACGATGCGATCCGCATGGCGCAGATGGTTCTCAGCTACGCCGCCCGCAACGGGATCGCCATCCCGGAAGCGTCCGCCGACCGCGACCTGATGGGCCAGCAGTGGGACGAGGACGAGGAAGGCTACAGCCTGCGTTTCTGAGCAACCAGGGGGCGGCTCATCACCGCCCCCACCACTACCACCAACTTTTGACTGACAAGGAGCAACGACTTATGACGACTTACAACGACATTCTGAACCCGTTCGCTGAGATTATCGCCTCCGGCCTGGAGATTCGGCAGGCGCTGGCTGACAGCGCGCAGCAGTTGAATCTGGCGCTTGAGAACGAAGCCGCCGAGCGCCGCACGGCGAAGGAACTCAAGACCATGTATGACGAGGCCGAAGTTGAGTTCACCGTCGAAGCGAACGCAGCGGCCACCGGCAGCAACGCTGAGAAGCGCAAGGCCGAAGTGGAAGCCGCGCTGGTCAAGGCTCGGCAGAGCGGGCCGCTTTCCCGTTTGTGGGCGCAGGCCAATGCTGCTGCCTACAACGCAGCCGACGCCAAGATTGGCCTTGACCAGTGCGCGAACCGTTTCAGGGCCACCGAGGCCGCCGCCGAACTGACCGCCGCCATGCTGCGTGCGGCGGCGCGGTAGGCGCTATGACGCCGCACAACGTCTTGGCGGCGCAGGTTGAGCAGGGGAGGCTGGCGTGGGATATGGGACTCTCCCCCGCCGCTCACTGGACGGATGGACAGGTAGCGGGATGGATGCAGGGAAAGGAAGGGGACGCAAATGAAACTCTTGGAGCAAGGCGAATGGATTCTGCGGACAACGGCCGCGTTTCGGCTGGTCATGCAGGCCGAAGACCTGCGCAGCCGGCTGCGCAGCGCAGCGTGCGGCTACGTCGCCACCGATGAGCGCCACATCAAGGCAATGACCCTGGTGCGCCGCTGTGATGACCGCATCAGCCGCCGCCGCTACCTGTACGACTGCGTGCGGCGCTGCGACAAGGCCGTGTCGGTCGCCGCCATTGCGGCCTGGGTGCGGGCCAACATTGCCCGCTACGAACGCTTTGGTGAAGTTGACCCTGCCGAGATTGCCGGCGACGCGTGCAACCACTTCGGCCTGTGGGACGAACACGATTCCATCCCCGCCTGGGTATGGGGCCTGTGCGAGCGTGTGGCGCCGCAGGCTGTTGCTGAGATTCAGCGCAGCCGGTCTTTCTTCGTCGAGAAGCCCCTCCGGTACGAGCCGGACGGGGACATTCTGTGGGCTTAAGCCCAACCAAAACCGGGGGCCGCGCATCCAACCCACGCGGAAAGGAACTCAAGTGAGCAACGCACTTTCTGTCATTTCCAGCAACGGAACCGCCCTTACCCCGCTTCAGTCCGCCGTCCTGGCTGAGCTTGAGGCCGACAACGGGGGCGCGTACGACTACGTGCCCACGCGGATTAAGTTCCCATCCGGCGGCATGATGGCCTTTTCGGTGGATGACAGCGACACCTTGAAGCCGCCAGTCCGGGCCATCATCGCCGTGAGCCAGAAGGCGCGGGCGTTCTGGCCCGCCAAGGACACCGCCGGGCAGCCTCCGCTTTGTTCGTCGCCCGACGGTCTGGCTGGCATCTTCGACCCCGGCAGCGAGCAGGTCAAGGCGGCGGCGGGGATGGAAGCCCGTCACCCGGCGCTGAACACGATAGACGCGCAGAAGGCTGTCGGCCCGTGGGAGTGCGCTTCCTGCCCGCTGGCGCAGTGGGGCAGCGGCGGCGGGCGCGGCCAGGCTTGCAAGAGCTTGCGCCGGTTGATTGTCCTGGTCGAGGGCTGGACAATGCCCGCGATTATGACCCTCCCGCCCACCAGCGTTAAGGCGTTTGACGTGTACGCCAGCGCCTGCGCCCGCACCAAGGGCGGCGCGTACTTCACGCAGTACACCCGCATCGAACTGGCGCAGGAAACCAACGGGGCGGGCATCAAGTTCAGCGTCGCCAAGTTCAGCGCCGATAAGCCGCTGACCGAGGCGGAACTGTCCGCCGTGATTGACGTGCGTCACCAGTACGCCGAACTGGTGCGCTTCCTGGGCATCGTGGCCGACGATTACGCCACCGACGCCCCGCCTGCCGATCCCGCCTACGCTGTTCCGCCGTCCCATGAGGATGAGGAAAACACGCCGTTCTGAGCCGGCGAACGTCCTGGGCATGACGGGAAAAGGCCCAAGGAGAAGCCATGCGATTTTACGTAACCACTGGCGGGCGCGAGTGCGTGACGTGCAAAGGCACAGGCGTTATTGCCGTTCCGCCCCACGAAGGCGGGGGCACAGTGACGTGCCCCTTGTGCGACGGCGCTGGCGTGCTGGAACAGCGGCTTGTGTCCATGACCAACGCACTGCGCGACCTCGAAATCCTTGACCGCCTTGCCGCCCTGGAAAGCGCCGTGCAGCACCTGGAGGCGCGAAGCAGTTAACGCACGCACCCGCCGCCGCTGCGCACCAACACAAGCGCCGGACGCCCTGCTAGGCAAAGCACCAGGCGGCGGCGGGTGAGCTACAACCAACAACGACACGCTCTGCCCGCCCGTGACACCCGGCCACCTGAGCCGGGGCGGGCTGGGGAGCACCGCAGGACGGCGGGCGGGGCGTGCCTCAACGAACGAAAGGGGCAACGAATATGTACAGTGATGCAGAAATGGAAGCCGTGCGCACGGAGTTGGAAACCGTCACCGCTGAGCGCGACGCGCTGCGCCGGGTAGCAAACGACAACGCCGCCGCCCGCGACGCGTACTTGGTTGGCATGGGTGAGGCCCGTAACGACCTGGAAGTTGCCCGCGCCGACCTGGAAGCCACCCGCCGCGCCCTTGGCATTGCCGAAGCCGAACGCGACACGGCAATGGACGCACTGGGCGAAGCCCGCAAGGACGCCGCCCACTGGCGCGGCGAGGCGGAGTGCTGGCAGGCGCGCTACGAAGGCATGGAGGCCGCCTTGCGCGTGGCGTTGGAGGTGCGCAAGTGAAACAGACACGCATCCATATCACGCCGATCCAACGCCGCGTGCTGGCGAACCTAGCAGCCGACCCGCAGGTCACGCCGGATACGGCAGAGGAATTCGACGCTTACATTGCCCTGCGCGACATGGCCTTGGCGGGCTACAACGAAGCCACGCGCACAGTTACGCCAACCGAGGTTGGCTATGAAGTGCTCAAGGCGGTGCAGCCGTGACCCGCGCCACCTTCGCCGCCCTACTCCTTGCCCTCCTGCTGTCCGTCGCGCCCGCCCCCGCGCACGCCGGCCTGTACCTGCCGCACGTCGCGGCCCCACGTGACTGGTTCACGCAAGCGGACTTCGACAGCGCCCTGCAAGCCGCCGGCTACAACCCGGCAGTGGTCGGCATGTTCACCTGGTGCGAACTGCACGCCACCAGCCGCCCGCACGCTTTGCGCTACAGCAAATGCACGCTCGACACGACGCCGGGCAACGCCGCGGACACGGCGGGCGTCCTGTTCTGGTGGGAGCCTGCCGCCGGGCGCATGTGGATGGCGGCGCAGGCATAGAGCAGGCCGGGCGGCGGCAGGGATACGGAGACACGCCGCCCGGTCTGAGGAACGCAAAGGAAAGGGGAAATGATGGCGACGGAGATACTCAGTTACGGCGGCGGCACGCAAACGGTTGCAATGTGCATCCTCGTCGCGCAAGGCAAGCTGCCGCGGCCCGACTACGTTATCGCCGCCGACACTGGCCGCGAAATGCCGTCAACCTGGGACTATGCCGCCGCTTATATGCGCCCGTTGCTGGCGTCGGTTGGGCTTGAATTGCACATAGCGCCGCACACGCTGGCGACGGTTGACGTGTATGCAGGCAATGGCGACCTGCTTGTGCCCGCGTACACCGACACTGGAAAGCTGCCGACATTTTGCAGCGACAAATGGAAGGCGCGCGTTGTGCATCGCTACGCCCGCCAGGTGTTGGGCGCTGGAACCGACCTGGTGAACTGGATAGGCTTTAGCCTGGACGAAGTGAACCGCATCAAAGGCGACGAAGGCCGCCGTTTTCCGCTCATCGACCTGATGCTCACCAAGGCGGACTGCGAACACGTCATCGCCGCCGCGGGCTACCCTCTGCCGCGCAAGTCTCGCTGCTGGATGTGCCCGCACCAGCACAATGCCGAATGGCGGGAGGTGCGCGCCGACGCCGCATTGTGGCGGCAGGCTATCGAGTTGGATGCAGAGATACGCGAGAACGACGAACGGGGGGGGGTATTCCTGCACTCGCAGCGCGTCGCCCTGGAACTAGCAGACATTGACGCAGACGACCGCAGGGAGCCGAATCGACAATGCGCGTTCGGCCTGTGCTTTGTGTAACGAAAAGGAGAAACGACCATGCTTGACTACGCCTACCTGCCGCCGGAATCGCCCGACGCCCGCGACGAGGCCGCAACCATCGAAGCCATGCACATCGGATACGCCAACGGCTGGATTGCACCCGCCGCACCCGCACCCGCCAGGCTCGCCGCCATCCCTTCGCCCGCCGTGACGGAAGTCCAGCGCCTCAAGGCGGTTGTTGCCACCCTGACTGACGAGCGCAACGCCGCCCGCGGGCAGGTTGACGCCGCCCGCGCCGACCTTGACCTGGTGGCCGGCTGGCTGGACGCCGTGACGAACGGGCTGTCCGTCCAGGAGTTGGCGCAACTTGCCGACGTTGCCGCGGAAGTGCGCGGGCGTTGGGGTCTGGCGGAATGACGTAGCTACCCACCGCGCCCCGGCGGCCCGATGGCTGGTTTCATCTTATCCAACTGTGATTACCGCTTTACGCGGCGTCCGGTTGGGTTCGGAATGATTGCAACGCCAGCCGCCGCCGGGGCGCGGAGTGGTGAATTTGGAGAGGGGGACATATGGATTCGCAGACTTTCGCCCGTCAGTACACAGACTGGCTGGCAACCAACAAAATCGACATTCACGCCGCGTCCGGTCTGGACGTGCGCCGGGCGGACTTGCACCCCCGCCTGTTTGAGTACCAGAAGGACGCCGTGCTTTGGGCCTTGCAGCGCGGGCACGGCCTGCTGGCTGAGCGGTTCGGCCTGGGCAAGACGACCCAACAGATTGAGATTCTGCGCCAAGTACACAACGCCACAGGCGGCGCGCAGATGGTCATCTGCCCGCTGGGTGTACGCACTCAGTTCACCCACGAAGACGGCCCGGCGATGGGCGTCGAGTTCGCCTACGTGCGCGATGACGCCGAAGCGGACGCCGCCTTGCAGCACACGCCCTTTCTCATCACGAACTACGAGCGGGTGCGCGACGGGAGCATCACCGCCGAATGGATTCACGCGCACGTGACGGGCGTCTGCCTGGACGAAGCGGCTATCCTGGGCAACCTGGGCACGAAGACGCAGGATCAGTTCCGCATCATCTTTGACCCGGTCGAATACAAGTGGGCGGCCACCGCCACACCGGCGCCCAACGACTACCGGCAGCTGATCTACTTTGGCGACTTCTTCGATGAACTGGACGCCGGCCAGGCGCTCACCCGCTGGTTTGGCCGCAACCCCGACAAGGCGGGCGACTTGCAGTTGCTACCCCACATGGAGCATGAATTTTGGATGTGGGTCGCGAGTTGGGCGCTCTTTGTCGAGAAGCCGTCTGACCTGGGCGCGACGTACAGCGACGAAGGCTTCACCATGCCGGAGATCAACATCGTCTGGCATCGGCTGACATCCGATCACACCAAGATTTGGGACGCCAAGGATAACAAGGGTCAGCACTTCCTGCTGAAGGACACGACGGCGGGCGTCACCCAGGCGGCGCGCGAGAAGCGGGACAGCCTCGACATCCGGGTAGCGGAAGCCGCCCGCATCATCGAAGGCGAGCCGGGCAAGGGCTGGATCGTCTGGCATCACCTGGAAGATGAGCGCAAGGCCATCAGCCGCCTGATCCCCAACGTGTCCGCCGTCTACGGGTCGCAAGACCTGGAGGAACGCGAGCAGGTGATCCTCGACTTTTCGCACGGTAAGTTGCCGATCATAGCCACCAAGCCTTCGTTAAGTGGAAGTGGCTGCAATTTTCAATACGCCTGCGCTGACGCCATCTACGTCGGCCTGAACTTCCAGTTTCGCGACTTCATCCAGTCGGTGCATCGCATCCACCGTTACGGGCAGACCCGGCCCGTGACCATCCACATCATTCACACCGACGCTGAGGACGCCGTGCGCGATGCGCTGATGCGCAAGTGGACGCAGCATGACGAGCTTATGGCCCGGATGCGCGAGATCGTGAAGGAGCACGGCCTGACGCGTGAGAGCCTGGTCAGCGGCCTGCGCCGGGCGATCGGCGTCAACCGGCAGAAGGCGAGCGGGGACGGCTGGCGGGTCTTCAACAACGATACGGTGCTGGAATGCTACGACCTGGAACCGAACTCGATTGACGCCATTGTCACGTCGATTCCGTTCGGCAATCATTACGAATACGCCGCCAACCGGAATGACTTTGGCTTCAACCAGTCGGACGCCGCCTTCTGGGAGCAAATGGACTTCCTGATCCCCAGCCTCTACCGTGCGCTGAAGCCGGGCCGCATGGCCTGCATCCATGTGAAGGATCGCCTGCTGTACGGCCACCAGACGGGCCACGGCATGATGGAGGTGGACTACTTCAGCGACGACTGCAACCGGGCCTTCCGCAAGCATGGCTTTGTCTCCTATGGACGGATCACGATCCCTACCGACGTGGTGCGCGAGAACGGGTCAACCAACCGGCTGGGTTGGACGGAGAACAGCAAAGACAGTTCCAAAATGGGCGTGGGTATGCCCGAATACGTGCTCTTGTTCCGCAAGCCGCAGACGGACAAATCCAGATCCTACGCAGACGAGCCGGTGCGCAAGGACAAACGCGCCTACAGCCGGGGCCGCTGGCAGATTGACGCGCATCAGCTTTGGCGCACCAATGGCCATAGCCTGCCCGACGCCGCCCACGCGCCGCTGTTGACGCAGGATGAGGTCAACGGGATGGACGGGGCGCAGTTGTTCCGCTGGTGGCGCGAGCGGATGCGTTCCGGCGCCGCCTACGAGTACGAGGATCACGTGCGCCTGTGCGAGATGGTTGGCGACCGCCTGCCCGCCAAGTTCATGCTGTTCCCGACCACTGTCCCGGCGGACGGGGACGAATACGTCTGGACGGACGTGCTGTTCATGCGCACGCTCAATATGCAGAACGCCCGGCGGCGGCTGGCAAAGCACGTCTGCCCGTTCCCGCTCGACATTCCCCGCCGCCTGGTCGTGCGCTACACCAACCCCGGCGACCTGGTGCTTGACCCGTTTAGCGGCCTGGGCACGGTCGGTTACGTGTCAATCAAAGAGGGGCGGCGCTACCTCGGTGTGGAGTTGAACGCCGATTACTGGCGCATCTCCTGCGACTACCTGACCGAGCAGGAGATGACGGCGCACGCCCCGACGATCTTTGACCTGCCGCTGCCCCTGGTTGGCGACGAAATCGAGGACGCGCCCGACGAACTGATGATGGCAGCCGACTAAGGAGATTCCACCCATGACCACCGCCTTCACCCTGCCAATCTGTCGCAGCCTGCCCGACGATGCGCCGGCCAGCGCCTTCGCCCCGCAGCCGGTCGCCCCCTACCGGCGCGGGTTCGAGGACTGCTATTACGACGGCTGCTGGTTCTGTCCCTACCCGCCGGGCAGCGCCGACGCCCGCGAGTACGCGGCGGGGCATGAGGCGGCGGGCAAGATGAGAAGGAGACAAGTGAGGCCATGACTACGCCTATCACGGGCGCTGGACGGCCCGCTACGGCATTGTGGCGACGGAGCCGCACCTTCGCCGCGAGGAGGCGTGCGCGGCCAGTTGGAAGTTGGTGGGGTCATGACCATCGAACAACTTCTCGCCGCCCTGCGCACCCAGCTCGCAGACGCCGCCAATCCCGGCCTCGCAGGCGTGCGGGCACTGCAACAGGCGTCGGACGCGCTCACCCAACTGGAGGGCGAAATCGTCCTGGTGCGCAAGCGGTACGCCGACAAGGAGGCCGTGCGGATGGGGCACACGCTGCGCCATGCCTGCACGCCGGAACAGTATTACGCCGCCGTCCAGGCCGCAAGAGCGGAGCACCCGGAGGCGTGGGAAGGAGTGAGGGGGGAATGAAGTGCAAATCCGGCGCGTGCGTCGATTACGGTGCGCCGCTCAATGAGTATCTCTGCACGGAGTATCTCTATCACTGTATCTGCCTGTCATGCGGCGCTGTCCGGCACGACAAGCCGGGCACGGCGGAAGATTGCGCCGTGTGCGGCGGCGGCTGTCACCGGCGCGGCTTGGGGTCATCCTCCAAGGTGGCCGCACCCTGGTATGTGCAGTATCTCGACCCGACCTGCCCGACCTGCCGCAGGACGTTGGCGCGGCTGGCGTCGTTCGACCAGATGGAGTTGTTTACACAGGGGGCTGCATGAAGGCTCCGGCGTTGAAGTGTCCTCATTGCGGCGGCGAAAAAACGCTTCCCTGCTACGCCCGTCACGTCTCCGCTTGCCCGCGCAACCCGGCGCTCTACGCCCTGATTGCGGCGGCGCTGGAAAGCCACGACGAACCTGGACGCGCCGTAAACAGCGGAGCGTATCGGCTGCGAGCAACAGGAAGTGGGGCGCCAGCCGCCAAGGTGCTTTATGCTGTCTTCGGTTCATGGGAAGCCGCTTGCGGATTTTTTGGCCTGTGCGCTCCCGGCAGCGGCATTGATGCGCCAGGCGAAAGCGAACGCCGCGAAGCGAAGGAACTCGCCAGGGCGCGCCGGGATGCGGAGATTTCCGCCGCCAACACGGTGAGCGATCTCCGCAGCGCCGAATGTATCCAGGCGCTCGACTGGCATTACCAGGATGGCCGCCGCGTGGCTGGCCCGCGTCCTGTGACGGGCGGATACGCCTGGGTGTTGAAATAACCAACGCTGCACAACAAGAAAGGACACACACGCATGCAAAATGAATACCACCCCGACCACCCCGACGCCGCAACGCTTGCCGCATTTGTTGCGCTCGGTGCGGAGATCGCCACGCTGCGCGCACAGTTGCAGGCGCAACGCGAGCGCGCCGACGAATACCAACGCGCCGCCGCTCTACTGACTATGGAGCGCGACGTGTGGCGCGAGATCGTCGATGGGGCAAAGGCCGTCTTGGGCGAAGAATGGGATAACGTCCTGATGTGCATGGAGCGATCCAAGCGCAACGGAGCCGCCCAAGATGCGTAACCCATTCACCCGCCCCCGCACGCCCGACGCCGCCACGCTGCACGCGCAGCAGCAGGCCGCAACGCTGCAAGGCCAGTTGACGCAGGCGCTCGCAACCATCGCAACGCTACAGGCAGACAACGCCGCCTTGCGCCGGGAACGCGACGAGGCGCAGCGCAACTATGAGTTTTACTTTGACGAGTACCGCCGCACATGCACGATAGGAGGTAAACACCAGTGAGTGATGACATGCACGCAGTCTACGCCAACAACGAAGCCCTTGCAGCAGAAATGCAGCAGTTGCGCGCCGCCCTGGCCGCCGCCACCGCCGACCGCGACGCGGTGTTGAAGGCAAACGGCGCACTCAATCAGGAGTTGCGCGCGATGCAAGCGCAGCGCGACCCCGACCGCCTGGGCACGCATTGGGCCGGCTGCTGGCGCGACGGTGGCCGCCGCCACTGGCAATGCGCCGTTGCAGAGGCCGAACGGCAGACGGCGCGCGCCGATGCAGCAGAGCGCGGACTAGATGACCTGAGCGTCATGTTGTCCTGCCTGCCTGAGTACATGCGCTACTGCAACGACACCGAAGGCCCGGCGCTGTCGTTGGCGGAATGGTGGTCGGCGCAACCCGGCATGGACGAAAGCGAGGTGCAGCCGTGAGCGCGACCACATCCACTACCGACGCCGCTACCTGCGACTACTGCGGCGCCGAATTGCGCCCCAGCCTCAAGAGCCGCCATGAAGCCGTGTGCTACGCCCGCCCCGGCCTGTGGCTGAAGGTGCGCGAGGTGATGGAGAACCCAAACAAGCCGGGCACGGCCATCAGCCTACAGGCGTACCAGGCGATCGCCACGAGCCGAGGCGTCCCCAGCTACCAGGCGCTGAGCGCGCAGCTAGGCAACTGGCATCAGCTTTGCCGCTGGGTGGGCCTGGAACCCGGCCCCCGCCGCGGCTACGAGAAGGGCACGCGCCCCGGCACGCAAGCCAAGGTGCGCATCGCCCACGAAGCCAAGGTGCTTGCGGAGGTGGCCGCCGCGGTGGACGAGGATCGGGCCATGCAGCGGGAGTTGGACGGGCGCGGCCTGGAAGTGTGCCGGGTGACGGCGCTGCCAGACGGGCGCGTCCGGTGCATGTTGCGGTGAGTGAGAGGCAACAACGGGGTGCGTCCAATGCCCCGTTTGCACCTGGCTGGCCTGCCTGCAAAGGCGCACGCCGCCAGGATATAGAGTGCAAGGCCGCCGCTCGACACGGCGGCCTTTGCTTTTGGTCGCAAACTCCCCTCCCACTCCCTACACCTACAGTGATATAATTGTGAGTAAAGTACACTGTAAGTGAAGGGCGCATCCATCCATGACCACCGCAGCAAGACCGCAAGCTGACCGCACGGCGCAGGCGCGCTACAACGCATATCTCGACACGCCCCGCTGGCAGGCCCTGCGCTGGCTGCGCAAGCGGCTTGATGGTGGGCGCTGCCGCGTCTGCTTTGCGACGGTGCGCCTGGAGGTGCACCATCGTTCCTACCGACATCGGGGCCGCAGCTTCATCGGGGAGCTGCGCGACTGCGTAACGTTGTGCTCGGTGTGCCATCGGGCGGCGCACGAAAGGGGACTGTGCAAGTGAACCAAGGCGAAATCGTCAGCGGCGGTGCGGTGAGTTGGGCGGCGAACGACCGTGAGTCGGGCGGGCCAACCCTATCGCCCAAGCCGGCGTACATCAGTGAGAAGGTGCTGGAGGACGCGGCCACCCATCCGGCCTACATGAATATGATGTTCTGGACGGCGGTCATGGTGGGCGCTATCGGCCTGGTGTCCCTGCTGGCGCTGTTCTTCCTGGCCTGGTTCGACAAGGCCATCCCCGACGCCCTGGGCGGCGCGCTGCAATGGGCGCTGGTTATCCTGGGCGTGCTGCTGGTTGGCGAGGCGCTGCTAGGAAAGCTGACGGTGACGCGCAATGACTGACATCGCCATGCGCCTGCTAATTGTCGCCGTGGGCGCCGCCGTCCTGCCCTGGGTGACACTGCGCATCATGCGGGAGGTGGCTCATGCATGACGCCCGCGAGTCCGGCAATCCGACGCAGCGCCCCGCCGACGCGTTCGCCAACCTGCGCGAGGAGTACGGCGCGTACTTCGACGCCATCCCCGACGTGGACGCCTTCGTCCGTGAGCAGCGGGGCGGGGAGGATGCCGCCGAATGGCTGGACGCTTCCGGCGCACCCGCCGCCCTGGAAGCGCGCAACTGGCAGCGCGTCAACATGCCCGGCGCACCCACATCGCCCTACACACTCACGCCATGGCCGGAGAGCGTGGACAAGCGGCTGGCGCGGCTTGACCTGGAATTGTCCCGCCTGCGCGAAGCCAACGATTACCTGGCTGGCCGCGTGGCCGCGCTTGAGGCCGACGGGCGCACCTGGCGCGACACGCTCGAAGCGCACGGCGACGCGCTGCAAACGCTGATGCTGCGGGGGAAGGCATGAGTGACTACGATAGCACACGTGACACAATGGAGCATATCGGCAAAGTGCAGCAACACATCGCGGCCTGCGTCGATTCGTTGCAGTTTCGCGCGCAGGTTCACGACGCAAGCAAGTTGCTCCCGCCCGAAAAAGAGGCGTTTGACGAGGTGACGCCGCAATTACGCGGTTTGACCTATGGCAGCGACGAATACAAGGCAAGCGTTGCCCGTCTTGGCCCAGCGTTAGATCATCATTACTTCGTCAACAGCCATCACCCCGAACACTACCCCGATGGCGTCAAAGGCATGTCGTTGCTCGATTTGCTAGAAATGCTCTGCGACTGGAAGGCCGCAAGTGAGCGCCACGCGGACGGCGACATTGCGCGCAGTCTCCGCATTAACCGAGAACGATTCGGCATTGACGGGCAACTAGCGGCCATCCTGGAGAACACAGCGGTCGAACTGCAATGGCTAGAGCGCGAGGCAAGGGGGTAGAGAGTGGCCGCCAGACGGGAATACAGCGACGAAACGAAGGCGCAGGTCATGGCCGCATTGCTGGCCGGCCAGAGCGTGTCTTCCGCCGCGCAGCAGTACAAGATTCCCAAGGGAACGGTCAGTAGCTGGCGCAAGGTGGCGCAGGGTTTGGCGGCGGGCAGGGTCGGAGAGAGTGCGACCCAAAAAAGCGCGACGCTGGATGACCTGCTGCAAGGCTATGTTGAAGAAAACTTGGTGACGTTACGTGAACAGTCAGTCTTCTTTCGCGACAAAGAATGGCTCAAGGAACAGCCGGCGTCCGAGCTTGCGGTTCTTCACGGGGTCATTGCCGACAAGACGGTTCGTATTCTCGAAGCATACGGCGGCCCAAGCGAACCTGACCCCCGCTGAGCTTGCCGCCCGTGAGCATCTTCTCGACTTCACGACCTACACCTATCCAGGCTACGAGGTCAACTGGCATCACCGGCTGATCTGCGAGCACCTGGATCTGTTCGTGGCCGGCGACATCTTGCGCCTGATGATTTACGCCCAGCCTCGCAGCGGCAAAAGCGAACTTGTCTCCCGCCGCCTGCCAGCCTTCATCCTGGGCCGCGACCCGGACGCCCCCATCATCGCGGCATCTTACGGCGCAGACCTGGCCCGGCGCATGAACCGGGACGTGCAGCGTATCATGGATGAGGAGAGCTACCGGAAGCTGTTCCCCGATTCGCCGCTGTCAGGCAAGAACGTGCGCTCGGACGCCAAAGGCTCCTGGCTGCGCAACTCGGATATGTTTGAGGTGGTGGGCCACAAGGGCTTTTACATGGGCGTGGGCGTGGGCGGTGCGCTTACGGGCATGGGCGGGAAATACATGCTTCTTGACGATCCGGTCAAGAACCGCAAAGAGGCCAACAGCGCCACCTACCGGCAGGCGGTGTGGGAGTGGTACACGTCCACCTTCTACACCCGCCTTGCACCCGGCGGGCGCATCCTGTTGATCGTCACCCGCTGGCATGAAGATGACCTGGCGGGCCGGCTACTGGCCGCGGCTGCCGCTGACCCGCAGGCCGACCAGTGGACGGTGCTGACCCTGCCGGCGGTGGCGGAAGAACCCGTTGCCCGCTATGACCCGCGCCGACCCGGCGATGTGCTTTGGCCGGCGCGCTGGGACGCCGCAGAGATGCGGCGCAAGCGGGCGGTGGTGGGCGAGCGTGACTGGGCAAGCCTCTACCAGCAGCGCCCGGCGCCTGATGAGGGCGAAATTTTCAAGCGTCATCACTGGCGCTACTGGCAACCGCGAGGGGCCAAACTGCCGCCCGTCACCGTCCAGATGGGCGATGGGTCAGTGGTGGAAGTGCTCGCCGTAGAGCTGCCGCTGCGCTTCGATGAGATGGTGCAATCGTGGGACTGCACGTTCAAGGACACGGCGACATCCGACTTCGTGGCCGGCCAGGTGTTGGGCAGGTTGGGCGCGGACAAGTACCTGTTGGATTACGTCTGCGAGCGGATGGGCATCACGGGCACGATGGACGCAATCCGCCACTGGACGGGCAAATGGCCCAAAGCGATTGCCAAGCTGATTGAGGACAAGGCGAACGGGCCGGCGGTGATCCAGATGTTGCGCCGGGAGGTGGCCGGCCTGATACCCGTGGAGCCGGAGGGCGGCAAGGTGAGTCGGGCCTACGCCGCCGCACCGGAAGTGGAGAGCGGCAACGTCTACCTGCCGCACCCCCACGTTGCCGCCTGGGTGGCAGGATTCATCAACAACGCCGCTGCCTTCCCTAACGCAGCGCATGACGACGACGTGGACGCCTTCACGCAGGCAATCATTCGCTGGCAGGACACGAGCGGCGCGGCCAGTGCACCGGCGCAGGTGACAACGCAGACGCAAGTAAAGGAGATGTTTGGATGACATTCACAGGCTCAAATGACGAACTGCCGGTGCGGGCTATCGGGTACGCCATCCACCGCACCAAGGCGGAAAAGCCCAACGACCGCAGCGAGAAAGACCGCGCCTACGCCGTGACGATCACGAAGTTGGAGGAAGCCTATGCTTACTTCCTGACCTTCGCCGCTACCGACGAGATACGACGGATTCTTGAGCTTGCGGGACAAGCCGGCCAGGAGACGCCCTAATGGGCAACGTTGCAACAGTCAGCCATGACCGATGGCCCAAGCAGAGCGACAATATACCGCCAGGCACGCAGCTATGGGTGGCGTTTCATTATGACTTCGCCCACATGCAGCGCGGCACAGTGGTGCGCAATGATGTTGAGCCGCCGCACCGGATGATTATCCGCCTGGATGACGGGCGTTACGTTTTGCCTGACGAGTGCCAGTATTCGGAAGACCTGCCCCACTTGAAGGAACCCTACCATGCCTACCATCCTTGACCGTATCGCGTCCCTGTGGCGCAAGCGCAGCGAACCGGAGGCGGTGGTCACGACCGCGCCGCCGTCGCCGCCGTCCATCCAGACGATGCTGTCGTCGTTCTCCGCCCAGCGCGACCGGCGCAGCGCCATTGCCGACAGCCGGCAGATGGTGAGCGAAGACCCACGCGCCAAGGGGGCACTCTCCGCCCTGGCGCGCGACGCCACGGCGGGCGGGTTCACCTTGCAGATCACAGGCCCCCGTGCGGCGCAGGCGCAGGCCGCCGCCGATGCGCTGTTTGCTCGCATCGACCTGTACACGCGCTTGGACGATTGGGCGCGGCTGACCTTCCGAGACGGTGACACGTTCTTGGAGCTTGGCGTGACGGCCAAGGGCGAGATTGCGCAGGTGACGCGCAAGCCCACACTTGAGATGTATCGCTGGTCAGACGAGTTTGACCGTTTCTACGACCCCATCCAGGCGTTCTACTGGACGGACAAGCCGCAGTCCGGCGACACGCCGCCGCCGGGAGCGACATTCTTCGCAGAGTGGCAAATGCTCCATGCCCGCTGGGATCGTGACGAAGGCTCCCGCTACGGGTCGCCCATGCTGGCCGCGGCGCGCAAGGCGTACAAGCGCATGACGCAGGGCGAACTCGACATTGCCGTCCGGCGCAAGACGCGGGCGGGGATGCGCTACGTGCACATCCTGGACGGGGCGAACGCCGCCGAAATCGAGGCGTACAAGGCGGCCAACCGCCCGGCGCTGGATGACCCTTACGCCGCTGTGTCGGACTTCTTCTTCAACAAGGCCGGCGGGCTGCAAGCCGTCCAGGGCGATGCGACGCTGAGCGACATTGCTGACGTGCAGCACCATGTGGACACGTTCGGCATGGCGTCGCCTGTGCCCCTGGAACTGATCGGCTACGGGCGCAACCTGAACCGGGACGTACTGCAAGAGAAGAAGGCGCAGTACACGGAGACGCTGGTGAGCGTGCGCGGCTGGCTGGCGGTCGAGTTCATCCTGCCGATGCTGGAACGGCAGTGGCTGCTGCTGGGCATCTGGCCGGACGATCTCGAAGTGGACGTGCAGTGGAAGGCGAAGAAAGAGGCGACGGCGGTCGAGCTAAAGGACGTGGCCGCCTTCGGTGCGGCGGTCAAGGCCGCCGGGCTGCTGACTGACCCGACCGCCCTGCGCATCATGGCGACGATGCTGCCCGACTTCGATGTGGACGCCGAGATCAAGGCGATAGAGGCGCTGACGGCGCAGCGTGAGGCGGAAGCGGCGGCGGCGGCGCAGGAGATGCAGCGGGTAGCGGCGAACGCACAGGGCGGGCTGGATGGGGAGGATGATGAGCCAACCGCCAACCAGGGGAGGGGGGCGTAATGGGATTCATACCGCCGCCTCCGCCGGAACGGGGATGGACGCACGCCGTGACGGTCAAACTGGATGAGACGCAAGCGAAACTGTGGGCGGACATCGTTCGTCATTCGCCCTGGCGTTGCCCCTACTGCCATTCGACACAAGCGCCAGAGCGCACGGACTGCCGCAATTGTGGAGCGCCCAAGTCTGCGCTGGAGGGACGCCCCTAACCCATGACCAACCTCACCATCCGCAGCAAGACGTACAAGTCCGGGAACTTCCGCGTCAGGGCCGCGCTAAGTAATGGCGTGGTCGAGGTGACGGTGAAACTCGACAACATGGAATGGGAGCAGTCCCCCCTGCGTATCCCGGCGAGCGAATGGACAGAGCGCCGCACGGCAAATCCTGCCTACGACAAATGGCACTACCTGGACAGTCGCTATAACACGTCGAGCGCCCCGGAGGTTAATCGCTTCCTGAGCGCAGTAATCAAAGCAGTTGACGAGGTAACGGGCGATTACGCTGAGCCGCCGTCAACTGCCGGCAAGAAGCCAGCGGGCGGCGCTAAAAAATCGCCGGCGGGGTTCAGGGTGTTCAAACTCACGGCGCCGAGCGGAGCGGGCCGCACGGCGCTAGAGACGCTGTATGAGGTAATGCTCGACAGCGGACTACCTATCAATGCGCCGATTGAGACGTTCAGCTTAGGCGGCATTGATTTTCACACGATGGGCGACTTGTTTGCCGTCATCATTTGTTTAGAGCAAAAACTGAACCAGGACATTATTCGGGCGATGGCCGTACTTCAACCGCAATGGGTGATCTGTCGCAAAGAGGCGTTTTTGGAAAACGACGATTTGAGACACTTTGCCGTGCAGACGTTTGATGCAGTTGGGGCGAAGGGATTTGTAAGAGTATGACCACCCTCACCATCCGCAACGCAGACCGCCTCCAACACGTCGCCGTCTCTCGCCTGCAACTGTACGCCGCCGGCCGCGTCCATGCCATCCTCTACCCCTTCCAGGCGTGGCTGGTGCGCGAGGTGCGCGGGACTGCCGACAGCGAAGGCTATGCCGATGCCGGCAAGCTGGCGGGGGTGCTGAACGCCGCCGATCCCAGGTGGCGGGCGGTCATGCGCGACTACACCCAACTATTGACCCGCGCGCGGCAGGCTGCCGGCGACATCGCAGCCGGGCCGTGGCGGGTCAAGCACAACCACCTGGTGCGCCAGTCCTACGAGCGGATGCAAGAAACGTTCGTCCCCTCCGCTGACGATTACGCCAAGCTGGCCGAGATGTGGCTGCGCCGGCGCAACTATGCGCTGAGCGTGGCGCAGAGCCGGGTCTATGGCGACGGGCTGAACCTGTCGCAGCGCATCTGGCGTTTGGAGCAGGGCGGGATGCAGACCATCCGCAACACGGTGGCATCCAGCATGGCCGAGCGAACGAACGCCTGGGACTTGGCCGAACGACTGGAAGGCCAACTGAACGCCGACCAGAACTGGCCCAAGTGGTCAGAGGATCGGCTCTACCGCATGACGGCAAGCGAGCGGGCGCAGAGCGCGGACGGGCTTTGGCGCAACGCAGCCGACGAACGGGCGGCGGGCGATGCGACGGGGCTGTTGAGCAGGCCGGCGGGTGTCAGCTACAACGCCCTGCGGCTGGCGCGCAACGAGATTCAGATTGCCAACCATGCCGTGACGAGCGACATTGCGCAGAATTTCCCTGGCATCGTGGGGCGAAATGTCACGTTGTCGCCTGCGCATCCTCAGATTGACCAGTGCGACAGCGCCGTGGCGGAGAATCCGCACGAAAAGACGGCGAACTTTCTGCCTTTGCATCCTCAGTGCCTTTGTTACTTTACGGAGGTGCTCATGCCACCCGGCGACTTCGCACGCCAGGCAGCGGCGTGGGCGCGAGGGGAAGGCGACTTCCTGGACGGCTACGCATCCTGGCTTGGCTGGCGCTCGCTTGCGCCGGTGGGGGATGGGCTGGGCGCGGCGGCGGAGTTGCTGCGCATGATTGACACCTGGTTGGAAGGCGATGTAGACGCAATGGCGACGGTGCTGGACTTGGGGCGGTGAGAACTTGAACGGGGCGATAGGGCAGGCGGGAAGCGGGGATATGCGCAAGGTTGACACGGTGACGCTGCCGGCGTGGGCGCTGCGCCTTATCTACCGGCTTGCGCAGTTGGAGAAGGGCAAGGCGTACAACGTCACCGTGATGATGGTGAGCGATACGCCGGTCTGGACGGTTCAGTCTATCGGCAAGGTGGAGAATGGAGGGTAAAACTGGTGAATATTTGTGGGTAGAAATTCACTGAAAGTGATGTAAAATGAGGGGAGCAAGAAACACAGAACCGGACATTCGTAGTGTCCGGTTCTGCTAGAGCGCACCTGGGAGGGTGCTTTATCATGAATACAACAACAGCATATCACACGATGCAAGACGGATTAATCCACTCGACTACGGAGTACGCCCGCCTGACTCTCAATCCTCTGAATCGCCCGCTTGACCCGGAGCATTTGGAGCGGTTGTACGATGCAATCAGCAAACGGAATTTGCTGCGAGAGTACCCCATTTTGGTAGACAAGGCGGGCGTCATACTCGACGGGCAACACCGGTACACGGTAGCAAAAGAGCTTTCCGTACCTATTTATTATATCGTGGCTACAGACGCTACAATCGAGGATGTGCCGGAGGCAAACGGAAACACCAAACACTGGACGGCGCGAGATTGGTTGTACGCCTGGATTCAGCGCGGCAATCAAGAATACGTTCGGCTGCGCGACTTTTGGGAGGCCAACAACTGGATGACCCTCACTATGGCGCGAGACTTGTGTCACTATGGAGATCGGCAGGGGCTTACCAGGGATTACGTAAAGGGACGGTATACGTGCAATGACCTGGAATTTGCCAACGCAGTGGCTCGCTCTTGTCTTGACTTCAAACGGTACTATCCAGATTTTTACCGAGAGTCCACCTTCGTATCCGCCGTCGCCATGCTCCATGAGCATGAGGGCTATAGTCACAAAGTCATGATGGACAGGTTGCAGTACCAGAGCGCGAGATTGACCAAGCAATCGAGCATTGATGATTATCTGGCAGTGATTGAACCCATCTACAACTACAGGTCACGTGCCGAAGTCAAAATGCACTTTGTAAAGCTGACATCCAACGATGGGCGGCGGCGCAAGGACAGGCGCAATCGGCTTGCCAAGACGACAAATCAGGCTGCATAGCGTTACCCTATTGAACCAACGATCACACCTGTGCTAAGATTGTTGTAACTGAATAACGCAGGGCCGGCCACCATACCGGCTTACGCGGCGTGAAACGCAGACACACGGCGCACTCCTTTCGAGGGGTGCGCCGTTTTTTGTTGCCCATTTCCTGGCGAGGCAATCCCGATGGAACTGACGGAACAACAATTCAAGGCGGCGGTGCTGCGGCACTTCGGGCTGACGGAGGCGGTGCGCAGCGACCTGAGTTACGAGGGTCTGCGCGCCGAAATCCATGCTGCCCTGAATGCCTGGCAGGGAAGACCGTCCAACGACATAAGCATCACTTGGACGTTCCCCGACCGTGTGATCGCCTACACGTGGCCGCCGAACGACGGCAAGCGGCAAGTGTGGGAGATTCCCTACAGCCGCGGCGAGGGCGACGCTATCGTGTTCGGCACGCCGGTTGAGGTGACGCAGATTATGGTGTTTGAACCCGTCACCGAATCGGCCCCCACTCCTGGCAAGCCGGCCCGCGGCCAGCGGCTGCAAGAAACCATTGAGCAGGCGCTCACCCTTACGGAAGCCAACCAGGCCGGCGGGGCGCGGCGGGTCAAGGCCATCGGCATCACCGCCGATGTGGTCAACGCCAACGGGCGGCGCTACCCGCGGCGTGTGCTGGCGGAAGCGGTGGCCCGGCTCAACGGCCACCTGCATGAATCTAACGGACAAGGCAACCTCATCGCGACGGGCGAGGCGGAGCATCCCTCCGACAAGGGCCAGCGCGTCAACATCCTGGAAACGGTAGTCAAGTGGCAGGCGGCATCCCTGGACGCGCCCGGTCGGGTGCTTCTGGAAGGCGTCATCCTGCCCACCGCCAAGGGGCGCGACGTGCAGGTTCTGGTCGAAGCCGGCGTTCCCATCGGCGTTTCGATGCGCGGCTATGGGGCATCGAAGGCCATCCAGTTGGACGGCGAGACGGTGCAAGAAGTGACGGAATTGACAATCAGGGGCTTTGACCTGGTTGCCCAGCCGAGCGACCCCAACGGGGCAATCGTGGAGGCGGCGGCGCAGGATGAAGCCAACCAGCTACAGGAGGTACAGAAAGTGAACGAAGAAGAACGCAAGGCGCTGGAGGAGGCCAACCGCAAGGCGCAGGCAGAACTAGACGAGGCGCGCAAGGCGCTGGCCGACCAGGCTAAGGCCCTGGAAGAAGCACAGCGGGCGCAGGCGGAACTGGCGCAGCGCAAGGCACAGGAGGCGGTCGAGACGGCCATCACCGAGGCAACCAAGGGGCTGACCTACGGCGATGCGCTGAACAAGAGCTTTGTCGAGGCGGTGCGCGCTGCCAAGCCGGCGACGCCGGAAGCGGTCAAGGCGCTGGTGGAAGCCAAGCGGGTCGAGTATGACGGCATCGCCGCCGCCGTCGTGCTGGGCGGCAAGGGTAAGCCGGGCGTCGAGGTCAAGGGGCCGGTCTTCGAGAAGGAGACGGGGCGGCCTGAGTACACCAAGGCGGCCTGGGAACTCAACGAGTCGCTGGTCAAGGCCGGCGAAGGGTTGCGCCGCGACATGGGCCGCAACGATGCCAGCCGGGCCGAACTGTTCACGGCCCAGGTGCTGGCGCGCTACGACCGGGTCAACCAGCGCCACTTGTTGGCCGAGGCGCGGGCTTTCGAGGAAGCGGAGACGACCGCCGACCTGAGCCTGCCCTACAGCGTGAGTCGCATGATTATCGAGCAGGCGTACCCGGAGCTTGTGGCCGCCAACGTCTACGACTTCGGCGTGACCGACGCATCCCCGGCCAAGATTTTCTACGAAGCTTACGCCGGGGAATCGGGCGCATCTTCGACCGTGACTGACGAGGACGTGACCGCATCGCTGGCTGGCTGGGTGTCGCTGGCAACCAAGCGCATCCGCCCCGGCACGGTGGTCGTGACCAACAGCGGGGCAACCGTCACCTACACCGAGGGGACGGACTACGTGGTCGATTACGAGGAGGGCAAGATTCTGGCCCTGGCGACCATCACCGAAGGGCAGTCGGTCAAGGTTGATTACGTGGCCGACCTGTTCCGCCGCGGCGAGGGTGTGGCTATCCCGCGCGCCAAGAACACGCTGTCGGACGCACTGATCACGATGGCAGCCGACCGGCTCGCCACCCAGATTACCAAGGAGGCCATCGTCTTCAGCCGTTCGCAGCTCGGCTATGACGCCGTGACGCGCACGCTGGGCAATATGGCGCGGCTGCTGCGCCGCAAGATTGACAAGGACATCCTCTGGAAGGGCCTGGCCTACGCGCTGAAGCAGGCGAACAACAGCGGCGGCACCTGGACGGCTGCGAGCGATGGAATCGACGTGCTGGCAAAGTACATCGGCGTCGCCAAGACGAAGATTTACAACCGCTACTACATGCCGACGGCGCTGCTGATGTCTGCCACCAACAGCGACCGCTTGAGCAACTGGACGGACGGTTTCAAGCGCGACGGCTTCCCGAACGCGACGCTCAACGCCGCGGGCTTTGCCGGCGGGGTCAAGGGTCTGCCTATCTTCACGAGCACTGAGTTCCCGGACGGCTACATCCAGGTCATCAACCGGGAGCTTGTGGCGCACCGGGTCATGCAGCCGATGACCATCTTTGGGCCGTTCCCCTCCTACGACAACGGGCAGTTGGTCGCTTCTGACCAGTACTACATGGAGGAGTTCAACGGGTCGTATGTGCCCGTCGAGCAGAAGACTTCTTTCGTCAAGGTGGCCTAGCCGCCCTGGCGGGTTGACGGACTGACCAGACGGGGGCGGGCGGCAGCGGCTTGCCCGCCCCTTTTCCAAGTGAGGTGAAACCATGAAGCGAACATCCTTGGCGGCGGGCATCCTGATGCTGTCGCTCGCCATTGCCATGCTGTTGACGCCTGGCCCGGCCCCTGTCGCGCAGGCGCAGGCGC